TCGATCAAAGAAGCGATTAAGCGGGCGGGATATTCTGACTCTACCATACTTGAAGGCGTGGGGCAGTATTACGATGGCACCTTTTTGTTTAACGGATCGGTGACCTATAACGGGCTCGGTAACTGGGCATGTTTCCGTGTGATATTTAACCTGGGAAATGACAAAGGTATCAGCTCACAGGAAACAATCGACATTCAGGAACTTGTAAAAGAGTACAAGAATGCTCGCTCTACGCTGGTGGATATCAGTTTCATTAAAGGTCTTGAAGACAACATAGATATAACTGAGGATTTGAAAATAACAGTTACTGTTGCGGGATTAGACGAAGAGTTCTCGGGAATCACATACAACGCAGTGTATACGTTTAATGGCACGCAAAAATATAATTCTTATGGCGAGGATATCACGGGATTTCAGTAGGCAGTAATAGATAAATTCTTTATAATTGTAGTATGAAAGACGAAACAATTACAATCAAAGGCGAAGTTTCGCTAAGAGGATACAACGAGAAAAACGAACTGGTTCTTGAATGGAACAAAAAGAACCTCGTTGTAAACGCAGGCAAAGGCGTATTGGCTGCCGTTCTTCGCAACGGAACTACTACGCAGATTGTGAATGGCATTGCGTTTGGCACAAGCGGAGCTGTGGCAACACTTGCAGATACGGCTCTCACGGGAGCGTTTACGAAAGTTATCAACAGCTCGAGCAACCCAACCGTTAACTCTGCACAGTTCAATTGGGCGCTGGAATACAACGAAAACAACGGAATGACCATCCGTGAGTTTGGCCTGATTGTAGATCGTACAGGAACGCCTGTTTTGTTTTCGCGCATTGTTTCAGAACCTATTGCGAAGACAAGCGCGTTGCGCCTCGAAGGAACTTGGAAAATTACATTTTAACAAAACATAGCACATGGCAAACTTATCTGAATCAACTACATGGGAAGCCGGTATATACCAGCTTGAAACAACCGACCCGGTACAGGGCGGCCCTACTGGAATAGCAAACCAGCAAGCGAAGCAGCTTGCCAATCGTACAAGCTGGCTGAAATCAAAGATTGGTGGATATGATGGAATATCTACTCTTACGAGCGATGGTAATCCATTCGCAATACCTGTGGAAAGCCTGAACAAGATAGTCATTCTAAACAATGACGATATCAGCGACCTTGATGTTGACTTGCCAAGCGGAGTAGCAGGAAACACAATCGGGTTCTATTATAATTCGTCAGCAGTGCCAGGTAATACAGCCATTGTGGGTGGCGTAACATTAAATATTGGCGACCTCGTTGAGTTCCTGTATACCGCTGCTAACACAACAATAGTGACGAATATCACTCGTGCTAACGAGTTTGACACTATCAACCCTATTGGCTCTGTTCTTCTTATGGCAGGAAACACACCGCCAGCCGGGTATTTGGCCATGAATGGCGCTACTCTAAATCGTAACACATATCGCAGACTGTGGGCGCATGCTCAGGCAAGCGGTATGTTAGCTGCAAATGCAACAGATAAAACAAACAACCCTGGTAAGTTTGGCCGCGGAGACGGAGCAACAACATTTGCGCTACCTGATTTGCGAGGCGAGTTTATTCGCGGTTGGGATAACGGGCGTGGTCTTGATAACAGCATTGTTCTTACTTGTACGCTCATTAACGCATCAACAAACGTGTCAGTGTCTCCTAATACAACAGGATTGAGTGTTGGCATGGCAGTTAGTGGCACAGGAATTCAGCCTGGCACTACTATTGTAAGTATAGACTCTTCGTTTAACATAACCATCAGTGCTCCTGCAACAACCGCTGGTTTTCAGAGTATCACGTTTGGTCGTGGAATCGGTACTTCGCAGGCTGATGAATTGAAGGCGCACACCCACAGTTATGGTGTTGATCCAATAGCCGGTACAGGGAACGGAACAAAGGCCTCTGACGGTTCTAATATTGGCGGCATCGACACAACCAATTCAACAGGCGGTACCGAAACACGCCCACGAAACGTTGCATTATTGTACTGCATAAAATTCTAATCTATGGCACGCAAGAAAAAAACAACCAAACCTGTTATACTCGAGGACGGAACCTTGCAAGTCTACTCATATCATCCAGCGACCGGGTTGTATGTAGGAACGGACGTGGCGTTTACCGATCCGTTGACACCGGGTGAATACCTCATCCCTGCGAGCGCAACACCAATCGAACCACCGACACCAGGTGAGGGCGAGCTCGTGCGTTGGAACGGTAGCGAATGGGTGAAGGAGCCTATCCCTGTGATAGAGCCTGAGCCTGCACCTGAGCCAACGGAAGAACAAAAAGCAGCCGAAGCCAGGGCACAACGCAACGGGTTATTGCTTGCCTGCGATTGGACTCAGCTACCTGACGTGCCGCTGAGCGCGGAAGTGAAAGCAGATTGGGTAGAGTACCGCCAATCTTTGCGTGACGTACCGCAGCAAGAGGATTTTCCAACAACAATAATTTGGCCGGAGAAACCATGAGCAGGGTAATTGAATTGGCTTCGCCCATTATCAAAGAATTTGAGGGCAAGAAACTTACGGCTTATCTGTGCCCGGCAGGCAAATGGACTATTGGTTACGGTAGTACGTTTTACGAGGACGGAACGCCTGTAAAAAAGGGCGACAAGATTACAGACTTGCGTGCTGAAACATTGCTGCTTTTTGTAGCGGCTTCATTTGAAAAGGGCGTGCGCTCCCTCGTGAAGTCAAAGTGTAACGATTTTCAGTTGGCTGCACTATTGTCTTTCTCTTTCAATGTCGGACTTGACATTGACGCGGACACGAAAGCCGAAGGGCTTGGAGACAGCACATTGTTGAGATTGGTAAACGCCAACCCTAACAACCATTCAATCCGTGCCGAGTTCATGAAGTGGAACAAGGCAGGCGGCAGAGTTCTTAACGGACTTACTCGCAGGCGCAAAGCAGAAGCAGACTTATATTTTAAAGGCGTATGAAATTTGGAATAGGACAATGGCACAAACCTGCGCCAAAGAAAGTGCAGGTGTTTATAGAAATGATTAGCTACACGCTTGCGGGCGTTGCAGGCTTCTCGTTCATGCAAGACAACACGGTAACGAGTACAATCCTGTTATTCGTTGCAGGCGGTATCGACAAGTTTGCCCCTCGGTTATTCGGTGAAGATTCGGAGGTGCAGCCATGAGCGAGTTTGCGACATACTATACAGGCCAAGACATTGTGTTCACTATCGACATGAAAACGGTTACGTTCGCGAATGCTGCGGATATAACTGTTGATGTGTATAATAACGACACGATTATTAAGACCTTGAAGAAAACTGAAACCGACCCGCTCAAACAGATACTTGCAGTGTCGGGTCAACCTACGCGGGCATTGGTTCGCGTGTTCGTTGGAGAAGTGGCGGCAATGGTTAGCGGATATGTTCGCGCAGCCATAACAGTTAAGACGAACGATGCTGCGTTCCCGAGCGGACGCAACGACAAATATTTTGGAACAATAGCGAAATTTGAGAAGCTATGATAGTAGTAGAGCTGAATACAACAAGTACACCAATCGAGATAATGGGCGATGAATTCAAGCCTGTTGTTGTGTTTGATGGCACTTCGTATCCACTTATCTACATACCAGGTCAGCAAGGTCCACCTGGTCCAACAGGTCCGCAAGGCCCGATGGGAGAGGTCGATTTCAACGACCTTACGCCCGAACAAATCGAGATGCTCAGAGGTCCGCAAGGTCCGATTGGTCCACAAGGTCCACAGGGTCCGCAAGGAGTCCAAGGACAGACAGGTCCGCAAGGAGTCCAAGGACAGACAGGTCCGCAAGGGCCGAAAGGCGACAAGGGAGATACAGGCGATACAGGACCAACAGGTCCGCAGGGAGACGTTGGTCCACAAGGTCCACAGGGTCCGCAAGGAGTCCAAGGACAGACAGGTCCGCAAGGGCCGAAAGGCGACAAGGGAGATACAGGCGATACAGGACCAACAGGTCCGCAGGGAGACGTTGGTCCAACGGGTCCACAGGGTCCGCAAGGCGAAACAGGTCCTGCGGGACCGACAGGGCCAACAGGTTCATCTGATTGGGCTGATATTACAGGAAAGCCAACATCGTTTCCTCCATCAGCTCACTCACACGCAATAGCGGATGTTACAGGCCTTCAGTCGGCATTAGATGCTAAAGCAGATGTTGCCACAAGGCTTCAAATGGCGGTTATTGAAACAGAATTTTTGGCCGTGACAACTCCATTTGCCCAAGGATTAGCCGGAACGGCTATATCGGGTGGAACTATTGTTCAAGTTGCAGCAGAGCCGAATCATCCAGGAATCGTAGAATTAAGGGATAGCACAACGGCTAATGGTGGCTATCGAATTATGACGGATGTATTGGCTTTCCGTTTATCAGGCAGTGAGAAGTTCGTATGTGTGTTTCAGATGAGAGGCGTAAGAGCAACTGCGGTATGTAGGTTAGGATTTTTAGATGCTACATCAGCAACGGCACCTGTGGATGGTGTGTATATTGATATTGTAGGTAATGGAACAGCGCTAACCGCAACAGGTAGGGCAAGGCAGAACAATGTGGAAACCGCTACAACGGAAACGTTTGCAGTAGCGAACAATACTTGGTACACGTGTACTGTCGAATTAAACAGCGATGCAACAGCGGCCACGTTTACGATATTCAATGAAGCAGGTGTTCAGCAATGGCAATCAAGTGTTGCTTCTAATGTGCCAAAAGCAGTAGGAAGGGAAACAGGAGCGGGTGTTTACGTAGGAGAAAGCACAACAGATGCAGCAGCAGGCATTATTCGCTTAGATTATTTGCGCCTTGAGATAGGAAGAAACTTAGTAAGATAATTTTATTTCTCTGACAGTCAGGCACATATAAAACAACCCCAAAAATATACGTGCGAAAATTTGCGTATATGTTCGGGGTTTTGTTATTTCGCTATCCCATCTCCGAGGTAAGACTCGGGTTGGTTCCCGAGTAGCTCAGTTGGCAGAGCGTAGGCACATAACTATTAAAAAGGGTGCAGTGCTTAGTGTCAGCGGTTCGATTCCGCTCTCGGGAACGAAGACATAATCAGGTTGTGCGCTTGGAAAAGTCTTTAAAAAACGGTGGACGCACATGAGCCGTCACTCCCTGCTGTGACGGCAACATTGCGGGACAGAGAATTGGTTACTCGTTGGCCTCATAAGCCAAAGACGGTGGGTTCGAATCCCACTCCCGCAACCAAACCGTTGCCTAGAATCAAGAAGGTAAGCAACGTTCATCAAGCACGGAGTGACGTGCGGCCTGCTCGGTGGCAAGTGCATACGCGGTTGAAACTATACCGTGAGCGGTGCGAGGAACCGAGCAAATGGGGAATTTGGAAGTGGTACTGTAGCGAAACAATCAGCGGAGGCGTATACACCTTGTCGAGCATGTTAGTAGCCACCATAGTACCGCGAAGGTTCGACTCCTTCCATCCCCACAACGTCAAGGCAGAGTTAGCCATCAAGACGATGACGACAGACGGCACGCGCCACGCGGTACGGTGGCAATATGGGGAGTTAGTTTGGAACGGAGGCATGTAGTAGCTCGCTAGTAGTTCGCTTCGATATGCAGCCGTGTGGGTTCGATACCCACCCTCTCCACAATGAGAATTGAAGTAGTCTGTATCAATGACAAACATAAGCCTGCGGAAGTGCCTGCAAGCCGTTGGGTGAAGGAGAATGAAATCTATCACATTACGTTGGTAGAGCGCATGAACATGCAAGGCGGTTCGTATGGCTGCAAGCTCGAGGAACTGAATAACGATGACTTGTTCCCGTATACGCACTTTGCGCTGAACAGGTTTGTGTCGCTGGAAAGCATTGCCCCGTTGACTGAGGCACTCAAAGAACTAACCCGAGCTGACGGTATCAGCACAACACACACATGAAAAGAATAATAACTGCTATTGCCTTGATTGCGCTGATTGCATCCTGCAAAGAACCTTTGAGCAAACAGCAAACGAACAATACAGAGTATGAGGTTAACTTGTTGTTTGAACATGATGGATGCAAGGTTTATCGATTTTATGACAACGGGTACCGATATTTTGTTGTTGGTCCGAATAAATCGTCATTATCTTGGGATGTTCAAGAAGGAAAGAACAACAGAGTGAGTTATGAAATCCAAACAGTAACACACTAAACAGCCATAGACGGCACAAACACAGATGAACAAAATACATAATATTCTAAACTTAATACTTATCGGGCTGCTTATTTTCGATATGGTATATTGGACTCCTCGCAAAATAGAGAAGGCTCGGGATGATGGTTACTCTAAGGCAATGACCGAAGCTAAGGATATGCTCGACAGCGCAACTACTGCAATTGTGAACCAAGATACATCAGTAGGTATGTATATTGAGGGCAAAGACACTTCGTACACTATTTATTACACACACTAATCAAACACACACATGAACGAACCAATTCGCAAACTCGGAACCAACAACGGCAAGGCCGTGTATGAGCTAAACGGAAAACAAACAGTACTGCATATGGGATTCAACCCAACTGCGTACTATCACGGCTACTTCAAAGACCATGGCACAGGGGAATTTAAGAACCATTTCGCACCAAACAGAAAGCAGCGCAGGCAGGCTTTACGAACCAAACAGAACCGTCCGTATTTCGGTAAGTTCGTAAGGCGTTGGCAGGGCGAACTCGACAAGAATGGTAAGCCGAAAATAATCGGTCACTACATACAATAATCCCGTTGACGTTGTAATTATCTATGCGCTAAACGTAAACGGAGCAACCCCGTCTACTATTTATTTGCTCGCGCAGTCAGACGGATTTAACAGCCTCGCCTCACGGTGGGGCTGTTTCACAGAAAGGAGGTAGTTTTTATGAGATTGTAATCAGCAACCTATTGCGCACGTTCCCAATCGGAACGATGTGCTTCAAAGCCCGAACAGCAAGAACTGTTTCGGGCTTTGCGTTTTTACGCCTCAATCTCTGAGGCAAACCACTCACTCCACCGCTTCATGGCTGCGGCAGCGAAGCCAAGGCAGCTACCAATCCATATGCCAAGTAGTATCGACAGCGGGTCCATGTTGAATTCCTTTCAGAAATAAAACAGCCGCTACTTGTGGTAACGGCTGCGTTTGACTTACATCAACTCTTCTTCTGATGGATTGGGAGCGGGTGGCTCTGCGGTTGCGGGTGTGCTGCTCATCTCTTCGGAAGGCGTGTCGATAATCTCGGGAGCGGCAGGCCTCGAAGCTCGCGGCCTGCGTGTCGGCTTGGCTGCTGCTTCGCTGTTCAGCGCAGCAATCGGATTGGCTGCGGGAGCTGCTGCTGATGTGGTCTCAAAGCCGATGTCATGCAGCTCCTCTGTGGTCTGCATTCCCATCGTGAGCTCGGGCGCGTACATGCGCTGAAAGAATGTACCCGCGCGGTACATGAGCATCATGTCCGGCATAGTCGGCCATTTGCTTCCGTTGCGCGTGAACCAACCTTCCTTCTTCGCCATAGAGATGCTCACGGGTGGTCCCTCGAGCATCTCGCCTGTGGCAGCATCCTTTGCGTATGCAACACAGCTGCGGTGGTCGCCTTCGCCTGTGTATCGGAATCGAAGCGGAGAGAACCGTCCGCATGTGTTGATGCGGCTGATTGTGAACTTCCCGTTAAATGCAGGCTTTCCGTGGATGATGTCCAGGTTCTGCATAACCATAAGCGGGCTTTCGCCCATTCGGTTTGCCATCTCGAGCGCAACGAGTGTGTTGGGAAGGTTGTTCCGATAGGTCTGCGGAACAATGTCGGACTTGCACAATGCCTGTGCAAATCGCTGTGCTTGTTCGAATGCACCTGTGTTTGAAAACACAGATAGTGCTTGCTGTTCGTTAGCCTTGCTAACAACGAGCTGTGTTGTTTGTTCTGTCATGTTCGTGTATGTTGTGTTATGAGTTGTTTGCTTGTTTGTATGCCCATGCAGGTAGTTCAATCGGTTCGATACCATCACCATACGCAGGCCATTCATTTGTAAGCAGGCAGCGGTGGTATATTCTTAGGTCGCGCTCATATTCGCGCCTGCCTATATCAATCATTTCAGGCGTTGCATAATACAGAGCCACAGCAAAGGGTGGTTTCTTTTCCACGGCTATGAATATAAAACCTCGAGCATCTTGGCCGTACTGATATCGATACGCATCAAGGTAGAATGCAGCTTGTACATGATATCGATAGTTCCATACCGACTTGCCAAATCCCGACTTGCCTGCATCTTCGGTAGTTTTCAAATCAACAATAAAGCCAGAAGCGGCACCTCCGGTGCTCTGCCAATCCATTTTAGATTTGCAGTGCACCTGGATGGGGTTGAAGTTTTCATCATCGCCTTGCCATGACCAGTCTACGCGTTGTTCAGCTACACCAGAATCAAGAAGAAGATTTGCTGCCCGGTGATTAAATACTGCGTCCCTAATTTTCAAGCACGTAGCAAAATCATCAGTTGATAAAAAGGTTTTGCCTCTATTGGTTGAGCCAAAATCGGAAAGCCACTCCTTATATCTGTTTGTTTGCTTCGGAGACTTGCCACCAATTTGAGCGCAGATTTCGGAATCATCCAGCACGGCAAATTTCTTGGTGAAGTCTTCGGGCTCGAATACGGCCATGTGAACAGCGCTGCCCATAATAAGTGCAGGTGTTTGTTTCTCGCGTATGCGGTTAGGGTCCAAATACGCGGCATAATAGTGAGCGGGTGACTGGTGAATGTAATCCAGTCCAGATTTGCCGATACGTGACGTATCTGCGTGATACTTGTCGTTGTCTGTTGTGTTCATGTGAATCAGTGTGTTTGTGATTTAGTTTGCGAAAATATTGCTATTCTCGATAAATGCAATATTTTTGCTCAAAAATTCATAACAATACATGGCACAACACGATTCATCATTGAACATCACGGGGAATATATTTTCCTCACTGCAATCTGCGTGCGCGGATGCAGGCACCGACCTTACTGCTGTGTGCAGGGAGGCTGGCGTATCGCGCTCAACGGTTGAGCGCTGGAAACATCAGGAACCGAAAACGGTATTGGAGCTGCGCAAGCTGTACCGGGTAATAGCGAAGAAACGGAAGTAGAACCACACACACAACACACACACGAATATGATTGGATACCTGATTGCATCAGCCATTGTTTTGGCAAATGCCGAACTTGGCATGGAAAAATGGAAGGAAGAAATTAAAGCTGAGTGGCGTAAGTCGCGCAACTATCCGCGCAAGAAGAAAAAGCGCGTACGCAGGTCACTGAGATTGGATTGGGCTGTTGCAAACTATAACCCGCTCGATGGCTTATGTTAAAATTACGCGACTACCAAGAACGTGCGGTGCAGGATATCAGGCAGTCTTTCATTCAGGGCAACCGCGCTCCGCTTTTGGTGCTTCCAACTGGTGGAGGCAAAACAGTTGTCTTCTCATACATTGCAGCAACTACCGCAGCGCGCGGAAAACGCGTCCTGATACTTGTTCACCGAGTAGAACTGTTACGGCAAACATCGGCAGCACTCACACGGGCAAGTGTGCGGCACGGCCTCGTTAACCCGCAATACACGCCCGACATTATGGCTCCGGTGCAAGTGGCATCGGTACAAACCATGATAAAACGGCTGCACTTATTCAATTCATTTGACCTGGTTGTTATTGATGAAGCGCATCACGCGCTGGCCACAACCTGGCGAACCATCACAAATCATTACAACACCGCGCGAATTCTTGGAGTAACCGCCACACCTTGTCGCGCTGATGGCACAGGCTTGGGAGTTGAAGCGGGTGGCGTGTTCGATGATATGATTCTCGGCCCACAAGTGCAGGAGCTCATACAGCGCGGCTATCTTGTGAAACCCGTTATATATGCCCCTGCACAACGTCTCGACCTTTCAGGCCTACGCACACGCATGGGCGACTATGAGAAGGACGCGCTGGCAGCTTTCATGGATAAGCCAACCATTACCGGTGATGCCGTGGCCCATTATGAGCGTTTGTGCCCTGGCGTTCCTGCGGTGGCATTCTGCGTGTCGGTGAATCATGCGCAGCATGTGGCAGAGGAATTCAGACGGGCAGGCTATCGCGCCTATCACGCGGATGGCTCCTTGGATGATGATGTACGCAAACGCATTCTGAATGGCCTCGGAAACGGAACAGTTGATGTGGTCACCTCATGCGACCTGATCAGCGAGGGCACGGACATTCCTGCCATTGGTGCGGCTATCCTGTTACGTCCGACACAATCGCTCGGGCTGTATCTGCAGCAGGTTGGGCGTGCGTTGCGTCCTTGTGCCGGAAAAGACAGAGCCGTAATTCTCGACCATGTTGGCAATGTGCTGACACACGGCCTGCCTGATGAACCGAGAGATTGGAGCCTCGAAGGAGAGAAGCGCAAGCCAAAGAAAAAAGGAGAGCAGGAAAAGACAATTCCGGTGAAACAATGCGACAAGTGTTACGCGATACATGAGCCTGCGCCACGCTGCCCTGTATGTGGCAATGTATATAAAGTAGAAGATACCGCACCAAAACAAGTAGACGGAGAACTAGTAGAGCTGACACCTGATCAGAGATTGAGGTTGCGCAGGCAAAAGATAACAGAGCAAGCTCGAGCTCAGACACTCGAAGAGCTTGAACGCATAGCAGCACAACGTGGTTATAAGCCAGGTTGGGCAAGAAACGTTTGGAACAATAGGATGAAGAAACAGGCGTTTCGGTAATAGAAAATAGAAAAATAATTTTGCACTTATGAAAATATGCGTATATTGCGCGTCCAAATTAAACACAACATACAATGAAATTAAAATCCTTCACGCCTCAGAACTCATCATTTGTTCGTACAGGCAAACCAACAATTCATGTGTCCTCCGAAACAGGAGCTATTTACCTCAACAAATCAGCAAAAGAGCTGCTTGGGCTCGAATCGGGCGACCAGGTGTTGTTGCACCAAGACGAAACAAATCCAAAAGATTGGTACATTACTGTTGAGAAAGAAGGCTTCGTACTTCGTGCTTACAACAATGACCGCTCATTAGTTTTCAACAGCGCAAAACTTGCAAAATCCATCGTTGACAGCATTGAAGCGGACGGCAATGGAACAATGCTAATTGGTGCCGAACCTGTAGCCAAGAAATACTGGCCGATTATTACATCATCGTTTAATAACACCAAGAATGGATAAAGTAGGCTTGCAGGTTATTATTGACTTATTCCATCAGAACCCGCTGATGGCATCAGCCATTGTTTTTATCCTGATTTTATACATTATTATTCCGAGAGACTAATGAAAGAAGCTAACATCATGCGGATGATAGAACTTGCCTTGGGCAAGCTTCCGCACGTCAAAATTTTCCGCAACAACACGGGCATGGGCTGGATTGGCAACGCCAAACGCATCAACGGCTCAGGCAACGTGCTAATTGAAAACGCCCGTCCGATTCATGCCGGGTTATGCGAAGGAAGTTCTGACCTTATTGGTTGGACCGCCGTTGAAATTACGCCCGAAATGGTGGGCAAAAAAGTTGCAGTTTTCACGGCCATAGAAGTGAAATCTGAAACCGGGCGCGTGAATCCGAAGCAGCTCAATTTTGTGAACTTTGTTGCCGAAAATGGTGGCATTGCCGGAATTGTCCGCACACCAGAAGGCGCTCTCGATATCATCAGGTTTCACGCGAAATAACAACACACACACAACACAACACACAACAATCATGTATGCAGCGAATCGACACTCAACGTATTATAGACAATAACCCGATAGCAGATGTTATCGGGCGGTATATACATTTAAAAAAAGAGGGCGCACACTTAAAAGCCACATGCCCTTTTCATGACGACCACCATGCATCACTAACAGTCACGCCTTCTAAAAACCTGGCGAAGTGTTTTGCCTGCGGTTGGAGCGGTGATGCTATTGCGTTTGTAATGGACTATGCCGGAAAAACATTTCAGGAATCTTGCAAGGAGATATACGCACACGCAGTGAGCGACCAGACAGGCGACAAACCGAAACGCCAAGCCAAGCCGAAACAGGCTCGTCCGTGGCAGCAGCAAATACCACCCGATGAATTGGTAGGAGAGGTTAGCCACTACCGACACGGGCTACCGTCCAAGGCATGGACGTACCGGCTTGCGGACGGCAGGCTGTATGGTTTCGTGTGCAGGTTCGATACGCCTGACGGCAAGGAAGTTCTGCCCTATGTATGGGCTACGGACGGCAACCGCTCGGAATGGCGTTGGCAAGGGTTCGACAACCCTCGTCCACTGTACAACCTGCACCTACTCGAAGCCAACCCATCGGCAACCGTACTGCTCGTTGAAGGCGAGAAAACCGCAGACGCAGCACAGGCACAGCTCGACCCTTCGCGTGTGGTTGTAACTACATGGCCGGGTGGTTCGATGGCTATCGCGCATGTGGATTGGGCTCCACTGTGGGGGCGCAAGGTGCTTATGTGGCCGGATAACGATGTGCAAGGCATCAGCGCCATGCTGCATGTTCGCCACCTCACCAATCACATGCTGAGCCTCAGCAAGCTCGTTCCGCTCGACACTACATTGCCGAAGGGTTGGGACTGTGCGGACACGGAATGGCAACCTGGGCAGCTCCGCGAGTTCGTGCTCAGCCGATTAGTGGACGATGTGCCACCAACGCACGGCAACATGTGGCGCATGATTCAGATAGGCCGTGAATCGGTCTACGAATTCGGTCCAATGGACGGACGTTGGCAGTTCAAAGAGTTGAAGCCCGAACCACCACCAAGCAATCCCGAACCGCCACCAATCAATCCTGAACCGACATACGACCACGAAGGTGAGCCAGGCTTCACTGAGCCACATAAGGGCTATGATCCGCTTGGCTTCTCCGCACACTTTAAGTTTCTCGGTTGGGATAAGGCCGAAGGCTCACTACGCCACCATTTTTTCCAGCACGAGGCTAAGGCAACACTATCATTCACGGCATCTGCAATAAGCAAATCTGCGCTCATATCCCTTGCCCCTTTGTCTTTTTGGGAAACACATTTCCCATCAGGAAGGGCAGGAATCAGCATCGAAGGCGCTCAGGAATTTCTCATACGCACCAGCATCAAAACTGGTCCGTTCAATGAGCGCTACATCCGCGGGCGCGGTGCATGGACGGATAAGGAACGCGTAATCATTCACACCGGAAGCGAACTGATTGTTGACGGACAAAATCAAAAGCTCGGGTCGCTCGAGTCCAGGTTCGTCTATGAAACGTCTGACGACTTAGGTGTTGAAACGAGCAACCCTCTGAAAACGAAAGAAGCCAACCGACTGATTGAGGTGCTGAGCATGCTCAATTGGGAGCGTGACGTGAACACATACCTCTTAGCAGGGTGGTGTGTTGTGGCTCCATTTTGCGGTGCGCTTAGATGGCGTCCACACATTTGGCTTACAGGGTCGGCAGGCACCGGAAAATCGTGGGTGTTCAAAAACATCGTCCGCAGACTGTTGGGAGAAACCGCGCTTGCAGTCCAGGGCGAAACATCAGAAGCAGGCTTGCGCCAAACGCTCAACCACGATGCCTTGCCTGTTGTTTTCGATGAGGCGGACATAGACGACAAGCGCAGCGCAGAGCGGATTCAAAACATCCTTACCTTGATGCGTTCGGCCTCAACGGATGACGGTGGCTTGCTCATTAAAGGCTCTGCCACGGGTGCAGCCAAGTCGTACAGCATACGCTCGTGTTTCGCGTTCGCATCTATCGGGGTGCAGGCTGCACAACAATCAGACCGCAGCCGTATTACCATTCTGTCCATGCGGGCAATAAACAATGAGAAGTTGAAAAAAGAGCGCTGGCAGAAACTGCAAGAGCTATACAACGAGCTTTTTACTGACGAATTTGTACAGCGGTTGCAGGCAAGAACTGTTACGCTGCTTCCGGTGATATTGAAGAACGCTCAGACGTTTGCCAACGCTGCTGCATCGGTACTCGGTGAGCAACGCCAGGGTGATCAGCTCGGAGCGTTGTTGGCGGGTGCATACTCGTTGTTTTCCGATAGAGAGGTTTCATACGAGGCAGCAATAAAGTGGGTGTCTGAAAAGGATTGGAGCGAAGAACGTGCACTGGACGGGACCAAGGACGAAATGTCGCTGGTGTCTTACATCCTTGACCAAATGGTAAGGGTAAACGGTGAGCACGGAACGGTTGAGCGCAACGTGGGTGAGCTGGTGCAGAACGCAGCCGGGTTGTCACACGATGCCGTTGTTGGACCTGTTGTGGCCAACGACACGCTGAAACGACTTGGCTTAAAAGTGGAGAATGAGCAGTTCGCCCCTCCAATGGATGGGCACCTGGTTGTTTCGCACAGCTCCGAACAGATACGCAAAATGCTCAGAGATACGGCATGGAACAAGAATCATCACCGCATATTGCTACGCCACGAAGGAGCGAAGGAAAAGACAACGGCACGTTTTGCAAGTGGCGCAATTACCAGGGCAGTAGCTCTGCCGTTAAAAAGCATTTTGGGAACGACCGAAAAATAGACGATATTCGCTGTATCGGTACGTGTACCGGCACAGTGTGTTGTGTGTAGCCCTGCGGAGCAATCTGCGGGGCTAATTTTTTTAGGCTCATTATGAGCGTTTTAGAAAAATATTTGCCTGCGAAATAGTCGAATAGTTGGAAATATGAAAATTTGCGTATCTTTGACCCATCAAATAACACAACACATGACACACACGGTAACAACAATCACAGGACAAGAAATCCGAGTTACACCCAACAACTCATCTCGCACGTTTACATTGCGCACAAACGGAAGTAAGTACCGCACTTTTAAAATGGACAAAGACGATTTCAGATCGGCTAAACATTGGACAGGCAACGATTGGAAAGAGTTTTTGAAAACAGACGAATATTCAAGAGTAAAATAATCACCGGGGCGGGCAACCGCCCCATAACACACAACAACATGAAACAATTATTCATCTTCGCATCAATGCTGGCAGGGCTGGCATCATGCACCAAAGAAACAAACGAGGACGTATTTCCGGCAACAACACAAGAGACTGCTGCGCTCGTTCAACAAAACACCGCATACATCGTTACATGCGGCTCATCATGGCAAGATTTCACCCAACACAACGGCCGTTTCGAGGAACTTGGTTACGACCTGTATGCAACAGAACCAAACGCTACGCTTGAAATCAATTTTCCTTCAACACGCTCTATCCAATACGGAATCGAGATTACGCTGAATGGCACTCAGACTGCCGTGCTCGAGGTTATGGACAACAACAATCAAGTTGTTCACACTCGCACATACACTGTAGCAGATAGCGGACACAACGCTATTGATGATGCCATTACTGTTTGCGCAACGAACATGACCAAAATCCGCCTGCGGTTTGTAGATGGTGGATATATCACTTACGCTTACATCATATCTCGTTAATACTATGGAAAACAAGACACAACACACCCCTGAGCCGTGGAGAATAGGCATACCTGGAACGGTAGTAGCAGATAGCGCGGAAGGTATAACCATAAAGGGGGCAACCGGACCCGAAAATGTAGAGTATTACGGCGGAAACTTGATTTGCGAATCCGTTTGTAACGCCAACGCAGCCCGCATCGTAGCTTGCGTCAACGCCTGCAAGAACGTACCGAACGATTGGCTACAAGAGAACGGGGTTGCTGCGATGATTGAGGAGCGCGACCAGTTGAAGCGCATCGCCACTCAGGACATCGATGCTATGGCTACAATGCAATCTGAGCGAGAGCACTTAGATAAATGCATAAGCGAACAACGTGGATGTATTGAAGCTCTCCAAGCTCGCAACGAAAACCAACGCCACATGATTGAGGAACTAAGAGAACAACGTACTAAGCTGTTAGATGCTTTCGATAAGTTGCTTGCCAACCCCGACCGAATTGCAGTTGCCGCAACAGCTTACCATATTGCACAGAAATTCCCAGTTAGTCTGGCTGTACAAGAACAAGTCGATTGGTATGCGAAAATTATTGACATTATAGCCAAAGCGAAAGGAGAGACAAACAATGGTTAGCGTAATTATCACAGCTACATTCATTTGGTGGCTTACTCGCATTCCACGCGTGATCCGCGAAACTAATGATGAATTATACAATTCCGACACCTTCAAATAATAGGTATATGACAGACACAACACAAACCAATCCACTCGAGCACCAACCGCTCGTTGTAGTTAAGCCCGAAGAGATTAGTAAGGCCTACGAACTACCAGATGCCAAGATTGCCGAAATCAGAGACTTCTGCAACAAAGTAAACATTGCAGGCGTTGAAGACAAGGCAAATTACAAAACCGCTACTCAGGCTCTCAGTAAAGTCAAAAAGTTTCGCACCGGAATCGAAGCGAAGCGCAAGGAACTGAAAGAGCCATTTCTTGAAGCTGGCAAGGCTATTGATGCGGAAGCCAAACGCCTCACCGCACTGCTAGCACCTATTGAGGAGTCGTTATCATCTAAGATCAAGGTTATTGACACCGAGAACGCACGCATCGAAGCAGAGCGCAGAGCGTGGGTAGACGAACAGATGCGTGTGGCAGGCTACACAAAGGCGCATGGCGTATTTACCGCTGGCAAACTGATACTGAGCGCAGAAATGGTTTACGCTGCGAAAGAAGACGAGCTTGAAAGGCATATTAAGGCAGGCCTTGCTTCAAGAGCAGCAATGGAAGCCGAACAGGCAGAGCTCAAACGCTTACGCGAAATGGCTGCAATGCAGAATGAGCAAAAAACAAACCCGTTTGATATCCCGACATTGCAACCAAAGGCGCCAGGCGCGTATCTGCAAAACGTTCCAGTTGACGTAAACGCCTCTCCTGCATCTGACAGCACGAAGTTTCATCATCCACACGAACAGCAAATTATTGACACGCCTGAAACTGTTGCAAACAGAAGCACATTTGCACCGGGCGGCATGTCAGTAGACTACCGCTCAGGTTATGTTGCAGGCGGTACATCAATGAAGCTTCGCATTCTCGAAATTCTGAACTCGTCCGAGAAGCTTACACGCGCTCAGTGGATTGACAAAATAGAACGACTTATACCATAACATAAACCACTAATACCATAGCACAACCATGAATAAAATAATCATTATCGGCAACATTGGGCAGGATGCTCAGGTTCGCCAAGCTGCCGCTAACGGCAACACCCCAATTTCTTTTTCTGTCGCTGTGTCTGAAAAACGCGGACAAGAAGAACACACCGAGTGGTTCTCATGCACCAAATGGGTGCAATCAGGCGGCAGCACAGCTATTGCTAACTACCTGAAACGCGGCACCAAAGTAGCCGTTGAAGGAAAGGTATCTACACGTGCCTACACTGACCGTGACGGACAGACACGCGCATCGCTCGAAGTGAACGTGCAGAACATCGAGCTATTAGGCGGTGGACAGCAACAGCAACAACCTGCTGCACCTGTCGCACCTGCATCGATGCCGCAGCCTACACCGCACTCGTTTCATCCAACATCTAATCAGAAGTCAGATGATTTGCCTTTTTAGAGCACTCTTTTGTGGCCACGCTCGGGAAGCGTGGTCACATTACAACCTGCAGCCTGTAGCCTACGGACTGCGCATTAACTGGGAGCTTTACGCTGAAATATGCCAAGCGCGCAATTTGATGGGCCCCGCTGAAATGCAACAGCGCAGGTTCAATCAGCTAATAAGTCACAACGCTAAATCAGTATCAGCACTATGATAGTCTACATCTGCGGCCCAATTACGGGCATTCCAAACCTGAATAGAGAAGCCTTTGAGGCTGCGCAATCTAAACTACTTGAAGCCGGGCACCACCCGCTCAATCCACATGTTATATGCCGAGACATCGTTGCTATGCACACAGGATCACCTGAAGAATTGTGGACCAGGTGTATGAAGCGCGACATTACAGAGCTTTTAAAGGCAGAAGCTATTGTTCTTCTCGACAAATGGTGGATGTCGAGGGGTTGTAACGTAGAGATTAGCTTAGCCAAAAAACTAGGCATACCGATTTACGAACTCGAAAAATTTATCGAACGATATGGCAAAGAAACGAAATTGGACTTTACGGGAGCTGGACTTCCTGAGAGCAAACTGTGAGCAGCTTTCTATCAGGAAACTTGCCCGTGAGCTTGGACGGGACGTCAAGTCTGTTGCCAGCGCAATGAAACGCCATCAGATTAAGACGGGCCGTTCCGGCCATTTCCAAAAAGGCCACATGCCGCATAACAAGTACACGCGCGGCAAGATGAAGCCGAACAAAACATCATTCAGGCCAGGGCAGGAACCGCACAACACAAAACAGGATGGAGCAATCTCCACCAGGAAGGACAGCAACGGCAACGCCTATCAGTTTATCAGGCTGAGCAAGGGTAAATGGGTTCTGTATCACCGACACATTTGGGAGCAAGCCAACGGGCCGATTCCATCGGGAAACATCGTTACCTTCATTGACGGCAACTCAATGAACTGCGAGCTCGCCAACCTTCGAATGATTACCAAGGCCGAAAACGCGAAGCGGAACCACAACAAGGAAAAGGCCAAAAACACGATGAAGAACCATTGGAAGCGCGTAATGTTGTGCGTGGCCAGCGGAGGAACGCCCATGTTTTCAAAGTTCAAAATATCTCAGGAAAAAGCAGCGCTAAGGCGCGAACAAATGATGAAAGATGATACAACGGACGGTACACTATAAAGAGTTTAGCAAGATACTCGAAAACATTGCATACAGACACGGCTCAGTGGCCGATGTATTTGACGACTTCCTTACACTTACGCTTTCAGCCCTATCATTCGGTAGGGCTGAACAGTTATATAAGGACACCATTGCACGCTACAGACCAGAGGAGCAGCCGAAATTCGGACATGCGCTCGGTGCGCTGTTTCAGGCATACGAGGAAAACGTGACTACCGATGGTGGTTGGTGTGACGTGCTAGGAACATTCTTCGAAGAGCACAATGGCAAGTTTGGTCGGGACGCCAAAGGTCAGTTTTTTACTCCTGAAACAGTTTGCGACTTCATGGCTCGTGTGACTATTGCTGATTCTGACTCGGACAGTCCAAAAACGGTTATGGAACCTTCTTGCGGCTCAGGAAGAAATTTAATGGCCCTGGACAGGCTGCATCCGCGTAACCGATTCCGCATGTTCTATACGGCATGTGACATTGACGGACGATGCGTCAAAATGTGCTCGCTCAACATGTTCATGCACGGCATGAAGGGCGCGGTGATACACATGGACACACTGCGTATGGAAACGTGGGGCGGCTACCGTGTTTTCTTGCCGGAAACAGGAATGGGCATTCAGGCCATAAACAAGCATCAGGCTCTTGGATTCCTCGTGCAATCGGCAAACGAGAACGAAGAGCATTCACGTTCGGAACTTGTCGAAGCAGTCGACACGAAGCCGAAACCTGTCGAAAAAACACCTAAAATCGTACATAGCAAAACAGGTCAAGTTCATCTGTTTTAACGCGATTTCGCCATTATCGCGTATATTCGTGTTACACCTATATCATGCTCAAAGAAATGTTAGAAAACTTCGATTCTTCGTGGATTGGCACCACCATTAGCACAGGTGCCGGTGCCTTCTTCGGTTGGTTATTTGGAAAAAGAAAATTAAAAGCGGAGGCGCAGAACTCCGAGCTCGAGAATATTGAAAAAGCAGTCACTATTTGGCGACAAATAGCGAGCGATCTTGAGGGCAAATTCACAGCCCTACAATCAGAGGTTTTACAGCTCCGGAGAGAAGTTGTGAAACTCGAACTGGACAATGAGCGATTTAAGCAAGCTAACAAAGATTTGCAGAATGAAATAGACGAACTAAGATCAAAACTCAAATAGCCATGAAGCATAGCCATTTTGCGCGTGTAATACTCGCGTTCATTATTCTTTTTATTGCTGCCATATTAGGCGGATGCGGCACAACATCCAAAATCAAAAACAGCCAATCAGAGGCCGTTAAACTGGAAGCCAAGGAAGAAAGCGTGCAGAAAACCAAAACCACTACCAAGGAAGTTGTTGACACCAACGTAACAATCAAAGGTGAAAAAGCGGAAGCGTCTAAGCCAATTGATGCCATCCTGAAAGGTGATACGCTCACAGCATCAACCAACGGAACCAAAGTAAAAACATGGTTCAACCCAAGCACCGGAAATCTGCATGCCGAGGCGGAGACACAAGAACGCACTATCCCGATTAAATCAGAGCGGATGTTAACAACAGAAACGAGTGCAGAGAACAAGTCTGAGTTAAAAGCAGAGACGGAAACCGAACAATCAGCAAAAGAGACTGAGCGCACAGGCCTTTCATTCGGGTGGCAGTTTTGGATATGTTTGATAATTCTACTGGTGCTGGTGTATCTTTTTTGAAGATACGCTCCGAATTCGTAAAAAATAGCCGTTTCAGACGAAATTTAAACGCCTGACTTTCAACAAGTTAGGCGTTTTTTGTTGTTTTTGGTTGTGCAAATTTGCGCAACAGACAAAAACTAACTTATTTTGTCCTACCAAAACAAAACAACACATGACACACTCAAAATCAATTGCAGACTATGTGAACCAAGTTCACCAACTGCTCAAAACAACAGAAGCCAAAAACATCAACGCAGCAATCGGTAACCTGACCTACGCCTATGCTGGTCCTGCTAACCGATTCGTTCGCCAAGCCATCTGCTCACATCTTACGGGTGCAAACACACCAATCGTAAAATCAGGAATCAGCCACTTAGCCGACTACAGCAGGGCGTATGTAAAACGCCTTACCAAAGACGGGGTTGAGGGTGTGGACTATCCTAATGGGTTGAAGCCCGAGAAACAGGCCGATAAGGCTCCCAAACAAGCCGATAAGGCCAAAAAGCAATCAGATTCCGCGCCTGCAACCGCAAAAGTGGGCTTCAAAGTTGTCCGCAAAGCCTGCCAACGCAAAGGCGAGGTGACAGCCATCGAAGGCAACATCGTTATCGTAACGCTGGAAGACGGCAGCGTACGCAAGCCGAACAGCAATCGTTTCACCAAGCTATATAACGCAGCGTAATATTCACCTGGGGCGGAGCAATCCGCCCATAAAATCATCACCAATGAAACTACCTATAATTAAAGTCGTAATGTCCGAGCGCATTTCGGCCAAAGACAGACCAAAAATCACATCTTCAAGGGATGCCGAGTCTATCCTTCGACCATTATACGAATCAGAAATGGAGCTACGAGAATGCTCTTGGGCAATAATCTTGAACCGGACAAACCGAGTGCTTGGAGCTCACCTGATATCAGTCGGAACCGTTGCATACACAGTAATGGATGTCCGTTCAATGGCTCAGGCTTGTCTACTTGCTAATGGCACGTCAATTGTTATCTCGCACAACCACCCATCGGGAGATTTGACACCAAGCGAATCAGACCGGGCAGCAACGAAACGTATAAAGAACTCATTAGAGTTTCTGAATTTGTCCCTGCTGGACCACATCATATTGACGTACGATGGTTATTACTCATTCGCAGACAACGGAGAACTATGACACTACAACTATCACTATTCCAACCGGCTCAGGAACCAACACTTGAGCCGGTTTATCCTTGGCAAGACATATTCGACTGGATGCCCGAAGTTGGTGGCCTGGCTCAGATGCATTCGGTTATCCTGCCGGAACAAAGCTATTGCTACGGTGACACCGTGCGCATCAACTCGATTGAGGGCGAACAGGTCGTGTGCACAGTGGAGAGCCAATACGACACCGAATTTTGGAAAAACGGCACCGTGTACCGCTGCACACTCAGCGACCTATGGCCTATACCTCACTTAATCAACTAACACATGACACAACCAAAACTACGCGTAACAAACAAACCTGCACGCCTCAGCTCCAAAGGTGGCAACGTGTGGGTGAAAACAATCTACATCGTACCTGAAAGCACCAGCGACCGCGCTAAGTCATACGGAGCCATGTACGGAAACACAGCCGAAGAAGCCACAGCCAATGCTGTGCGCTTCGTCAAGCTTCACAACGCATCCCGAAAACTCATCTCGCCTGCCTATTTCGTTGAGCAGGCTAAGTCTACACTCGTGGAACTGCACAACCTCGCAGCCACACGTCAGGACATCAACATCAACGAACCAATTATTCCACAACTCATTAAAATCATCGAACGAATATGAAATCCTTAGACTACGTAACAGACTATTTCGTACAGCACAAAAAGCTGTACATCGGTATTAGCCGCGGAATTGCTAATACCTTTATCTCTGCACTCAAACGCAGGATATCAGACAACAACCGCAACATTCGCAAGGTTGACAATAACCCGCTCAACGATGGGCAGGTTACCTATCAGGAGCGCAAAAAGTCGCTTCAGTATGATAACGACTACTGCAACGAAATAATCCAATTACTAATCAAATTCATAACTGCACATGGCAATTAAAATCACCGGGCAATCCGTGTTCATGGACTTTGAACACGTTGCCGAAACAGACAAAATCGCAAATAAGTTCATCAAGACAATGATGAAGATCAACAGAGAGCTCACGCTCGAGCAAAACCCGAAGCCTGATAATACCCGCTCACGTTTCCGAAGCCGTTGGAAAAACTGGAACATCGGCCCGAAACAAAACCCGAAGCTGGACACCTGGCGAACCGACAACAAACAATATCGTCTAACCATTTCAATCGAACGAATATGACCAAATATACAACCGTCTCAGACGCATCATTCAACATCAAGATTCCGCATTACGGATTTGCCTTCCAGGTCGGTCCGTATGGCGGGCACCTGATCCGACACAGCGACACATTCACCACCATTCCGCACAGCCCGACAGAAGCCGAAATGATGGCCATCGGGCACGCTGTGAACTGCCTATTCCTGAATTTCCCAATCAAACAAGGCGACATCATCATTGTGCACACAGATTGTGTGGCTGCAGTCAACTATCTGAAATACCAAGCCTTTCCGAAGCATCAGCATAATCCACGGCTAAGAGCTCTGACACTTGCTGTCTTCCGATTGTTGAACCAAAAGGTTGGCGTACGCCACGAAATACGGCTTATGATGGAGTCAAACAAATTTATGAAATGGTGCCACTATCAATCCAAATACAATGGTAACAGAACAGAACAAATCAAATGAAACTAAGCGTTGTGTGCAATGCAGAGACGACAAACCTCTTTCGGGATTCAGGAAAGAGAGGCGTGTAAGAGACGGCCGCAAGGTTGACATCTACAATAAACGCTGCCGTATCTGCATGAGGAAAAACTGGCGCATGATGCAGCCGGGCAGAAACTCGAGAGAGCAGATGAATAAGAATAGGCGCGCATATTATGGCCTTGTATGTGAAGACTATATAGCAAACAACATGAGCCAAAAAGAGCTGGCTGCAAAATACAACGTTCACCCGGTCACGATATCAATGATTATCAAAAAATACCTTGGCAACGGAACACCTGTTTACATCAAATTCATTCCTGAATAACATCCAGCTTTTAAAAAATCGGACCCGTAGTTTACACGACTACGGGTTTTTTTTGTTTACACGTTTACCAAATCATATTTGAGAATCAATATCTTATGCAATTTGTAAACGTAAACAGAAAAAATATACAGACCCCAACACATGTGTGTGTGTGCGCACACGTACACGCACGCGCATGCGCACGTATGTGTATATATATATATTGTTTACTTGTTTACATATTATACATTCATGCGGAAAATCAACACTTTAGGTGTAAACAAACCTGTAAACAGAGGCGTAAACAGAAAAATATTATGTTTACACAGACCATTTTAGCCCAATATGGCATATATTCGGACTATGGATATCCGAATAGACATCGAACCTGTTATCAAAAAACTGCGCTCTGAGTTTTCAGAGCTATCAGGCTCTCGTTTTAACCTGGCTGTGGCCAGAGCTATTAACCATTCCGTTGCCAAAGCCAAAACCGGTGCATCACGAGACATCCGAGGCCAGTACAACGTCAAGGCCAAAGACCTAAAATCAGCCCTTGCTCTATTCAAGGCAAGTCGCGCCAAGCTCGAGGGCATGTTAATTGCCACAGGACGCCCGCTACCAATCATGGCATTTCGTGCACGCCAAACAAAGAAAGGTGTGACCGTTGACGTAATGGGGCAGCGAAAGCTTATTCGTGGCGCGTTTATTGCCACAATGGCTTCTGGCCATACAGGTGTTTTCGCACGTGGTAAATACAGCGGGTACACTTTTGATTTCAGGGGTAAGCGTGTCAAGAAACAGGGCAACGACCTCGTCATTAACGAGCTCACTACATCATCCGTACCTAAGATGATGCAGAACAATGCCGTGCTCGACAACCTTCAGCGCGGACTCGAACAAGACTTTCCATCACGCCTCGAGCATGAGCTGAAATTTCTCATGAGCAAAACGCAACCCCTACTATAACCATTGAGTTTGAATGCGCCCTGTTTGCCCACACCTTCATTATAACAACGTCCAAAAAACCATACAAAGTCGTGGGTCCTTCCCCTTACAAGGCGTTGCGGGTGGGAACACCCCGAGATTTCGCTAGTTGCAGAACCCGCACTTGGGTTGAATCCTGCCTGCCGCGCCTGCCATGACGGCACGGCAAAAATCATTTTTGTGTCCTGATGTTCACGGCACTTACGCGCAAGTTTGCAAACTTCACGATTTAAGGTTTGCAAACTTCGAAGAAAGATATTTCCTTTGCAGCACGATGGACATCAAGATAGTCAACAAGAGAACTGACAGGCTCGTACCATACGCGAGGAATGCGAAAACGCATCCTGAAGCACAGATTGAGCAAATAGCCCGATCCATTGAGGAGTTTGGCTTTGTCAATCCTGTGTTAGTTCAAGGCGACTTCACTATTATTGCCGGCCATGGTCGAGTTCTGGCAGCTCAGAAGCTCGGCATGAAAGAAGTTCCGTGCATAGTGCTGAGTCACCTGTCCGAACGCCAGGCGCGTGCGCTGGTATTAGCAGACAACCGCATCCAGTTGAATAGTGGATGGGATTTGGAGAAGTTGAGTGAGGAACTGTCTGCTTTGGCCGAGCAAGACTTCGATTTGTCGATAACCGGTTTCGATGAACAGGAGTTGGATGCGCTCTTGAAGGCAGACGCTGGCGTGTTGCCTGAATCATGGCAAAGCGACTTGCTAAATACCGAAGGTGGAAGAGCTGAGCCTACGAAACAGCAAGGCGAACTGCAACAGGTACGCCCGCGATCTTCTGATGATGAACACTCAACATTCGAGTTGGTGATGAAGCATCAGAACAAAGTGAGGTTGGTTGAGGTGTTGAGCGGAATCCGAAATGAGTACGCGCTGCAGCTTCTTGAAGATGCTCTCATGGTGTTAGTCGATAAATACGAACAGAATGGAAAGTGAGAGAGAAATGAAGCAGAACGAATCGTTTAGTTCGTTCAACTTTAAGACCGGGGTGCTGTCTGATATGGCAGATTCAAAATACCCGTGTCGCTTGCACGCATTGGCAGGCAAGCAAACGATGCTGTTGAAGAAAGACGGCACGTATTACGTTTACGTTTATCAGGGTATTGCTTACCACAACGCTGCGTTTCCGCTCGTACGTGGGATGTACGCCAGTCTTACAGACGGCTTCATTCAGACGCACGAAGACGCAATGGTTGTGATTATTGAGCGTATCGGTTTCAAGGGCATGACTAATTACGGTGGTCCGGTGGAGCCAGTCGGCAGGCTGCGCTACATTGATGGATGCACGGACAGCCTTTTGGTACCGCCTGTGAAAATGGGTGACCCGTGTTTAAATCACCTGCATTTCCCGCCTGGCATCAACCAGACGATGCATACTCACCCGAGTGTTCGCATCGGACTTGTTGCCAATGGGCGCGGAGAGTGTGTGACGCCTTTCGGAAACGTGCCTCTTAGGCCTGGAATGATTTTCATCATCCATCCTGAGAACGGCACAAAGGTTATTGGCTTGGACGGTGAGTACCATTTTGCAGGCAGCCATTGTTTCCGAACCGATGAAGTCGGGATGGATGTAATCGCGTGGCATCCCGATTCGGATTTTGGCCCTACGGATGAGGACCATCCGATGATTAACAGAACGATTGTAGATGGTGTTTCAGCTAAGTACATTGATGAAATCAGGACTAAGTGAGTATGGGAAAGGCAAGAAACGTAAAAGCATACCCGCAGTGGGGAATTAAAAGCACAAACCATGAAATTAGAACTGAACTTTGATAATAGCACAAATGCCAAAAGTAGCACGTCAGCCCCCATTGCCGGGTATGCAGTGTTACCGGCTGGCGTTCGGGTTCTTGTAGCTTGTGAGGAAAGTCAGGCCACAACAATAGAACTGCGTAAACTTGGTTTTGATGCTTATAGCTGCGACTTGCAAGATTGTAGCGGTGGACACCCTGAATGGCATATAAAAGGCGATGTTTTGAACGTGTTAAATGACGGCTGGGATATGATGATAGGACACCCAACTTGCACTTACCTTACAAATAGCGGTGTATGCTGGTTGTGGAATAAAGATGGAAGCCGGAATGAAGAAAGGTGGCAAAACTTAAAAGAAGGTGCTGAATTTTTCAAAGCCTTACTTAATGCCCCGATACCATTGATAGCTATTGAAAATCCGATACCACACAAGTATGCAGTAGAATTGATAGGGCAAAAATATAACCAACTAATACAACCCTATCAATTTGGACACACAGAAAGTAAGGCTACTTGTTTTTGGCTGAAAGGATTGCCAAAGCTTAAACCAACAAAAGATGTAAAAGATGAATGGAAACGATTACCGAAAAATGAAGCACAAAGACTACACTATTTGCCACCTGGGCCGGAACGTGCAAAACTACGTTCAAAGACATTTCAGGGTGTCGCTGAAGCTATGGCTATGCAGTGGGGTTCTTACGCTTGCCGGTAACAAGCAATTTACTGACGTAAATGTTTACGAAGCGGCCAAGGACCGCATCCGTTATCTATACAAACGTTTTGATCACCTATGCGTTTCCTTCTCTGGTGGGAAGGACAGCACGGCAGTGTTGAACCTCACTATTGAGGTGGCAAGAGAACTCGGAAGGTTGCCGGTGCATGCTATCTTCGTTGACGAAGAAGCCATTCATCCGACAACCGTTGAGTATGTGGAGAGAGTGAGACAACACCCTGACGTGATGCTCGAGTGGTATTGCCTTCCGGTGAAACATCGGAACGCGTGCAGCAACGAGCAGCCGTGGTGGTATTGTTGGAATCCTGATGATCGCGATTTGTGGGTGCGGGAACTTCCCGAAGGTGCAATCACTGAGCACCAGGCGTTCAAGTTTGGCGACAGCTTTCAGGAGTGGATGCCGAAGATTTTCCCGAACGAGATGGGAACGGTATGTGTGTTGACGGGAATTCGGACACAGGAAAGCTTACGCAGGTACCGCGTAATTGCCAGCAAGAAGAATGATGCTTTTGTGACCTCAAAGGCAGAGTTTAAGAATGCTTACAGGGCGTTTCCTATTTACGATTGGAGTAGTGAAGACGTATGGAAGTTGGTCCAGTTGAAGGGGTATGACTACAATCATACTTACGACATCTTCAACAAGACGCAACTGTACAACAGGCTGTTGACGCAGCGCGTGTGCCCACCGTTTGGAGAGGAGCCGTTGAGGGGTTTGTGGGTGTATGCCGAGTGTTGGCCTGAGCTGTGGCACAAAATGGTTCACCGGGTGAAGGGTGTTGCAACCGCGTGGCGGTATGCCAACACGGAGCTGTACTCAAATTGGGACAAGCCCGAGAACCTAACCTGGCGTGAGTATGCGCAGATGGTTATTGAGACCTACAGCGAACCTGAGTACCGGGACTTGATTAGGGAGAACATGAACAGCCTGATCAAGCTGCACTACTCAAAAACAGATGACCCGCTGCACGACAGCGAACCACATCCGGTGAGCGGATGCAGTTGGAAGTTCTTGGCTAAGGTCGCTATCAAAGGCGACTTCAAAGGACGGCAGGCGGGCAGCATGACAACCGAGGCAGACCGAAGCCTAAAGCGGTTGGGAATTACGTTGGAAGAGGCGAGAGAGAAATTCGGTAAGAAGGAGCGCAACGCTCCAAGGATTAAAGGGTACGGATTACTAACACGCCAAGTGTTGAATGAAAATGTGAAGAAAGATGGCAAAAGAGAAACAACCGATCAATCAAGTTCGGTGGGTTCACAGGGATGAACTCAAACCGAACAATTACAACCCGAATGCGGTTGCTCCACCAGAACTGAGGCTACTTAAAATTAGCATACTCGAAGACGGATGGACACAACCGATAGTGGCAAACGAGGATGGAACCATTGTTGACGGATTTCACCGTTGGACAGTGAGTGGTTCGAAGGAGTTAATGAAGCTGACAGGCGGATATGTGCCTGTTGTGTATCTTACTCCGAAGGACTCGGCCTCAAAAATGATGGCTACTATTCGGCACAATAGAGCCCGTGGAACTCATGCAGTGTTGAAGATGGCAGATATTGTGGAGAGCATGATTAAGGACGGGCTATGCATGGAGGAAATCTGCCAAAGGTTGCAGATGGAATCAGAAGAAGTGGTTCGCTTGGCGAACAGAAAAGGCATACCTAAGACGGATATTGTGGTGAATGCAGAGTGGTCAAAGTCTTGGGTGCCGGGGTAATCCGACAACAAGACAATGAGTACACTACTATCAATACGCGAGTACGCACGAAGAAAAGGCTGTTCAGATACCGCAGTGCACAAGGCCATAAAGGCCGAGAAGATTGTAAAGGGAGTGGACTATACGAATCCAAAGCGCCCGAAAATCAATCCTGATATTGCGGATAAAGAATGGTCGGCATTTAAAGACCCTGACTACAGGAGAAGGGCTCGAAACGGGAAGGAGATATTTGAGGAGGAAGTGAAACCGAGCGAACCTGTTGAGACGGCTACGAATCCACGCACCGACACATCGTTGGCTGCTGCGAAACGTGCCCAGGCGGTGTACAAGGCGAAGATATTAGAACTCGAAATGAAACAAAAGCAAGGGAGCCTTGTGGACCGAGATCAGGTCTATAAGGCTCTTTTTGCTGCCGGGCAAGAAGTACGCTCTGCGCTGCAGGCTGTACCGGACCGATTTATAGACAATATACTTGCCGCTCGTTCACGTAACGAGGCGCATTCTATATTATCAAACGCCATTGCTGATGCGTTGGAAAAGTTGGCAGATGGAAGTAAAGAGCTAATCACCAAACGTTAGGTATGAACATTATTAGAGGTTTTTTCGATGGCTTACGACCAGAACCAAGGCTGACTGTTTCCGAATGGTCGGACAAATTCAGAATGCTTGCTCCAACGGCATCATCAGAGCCAGGGCAGTGGCGCACGTCTCGCACTCCATACCTTCGCGAAATAATGGACAAACTATCCGCAACAGACCCAACACAAGAGGTTGTAGTGATGAAGGGCGCACAGCTCGGATTCACTGAGGCTGGTAACAATTGGGTTGGATATATCATTGACGTAGCGCCTGCACCATCGCTGATGGTTATGCCTACGGACGACACGGTAAAGCGAAACAGCAAGATTCGTATCGACCCTATGATTGAGGCGACACCACGACTGAGAGAGAAGATTGCTCCTGCCCGCTCGAGAGACAGCGACAACACAGCGCGGAGCAAGTCATTCCCAGGCGGTGTGCTGATAATGACAGGCGCGAACTCGGCTGTTGGGCTTCGCTCCATGCCGGTACGCTATCTGTTTCTGGACGAGGCAGACGGCTATCCGATTGACCTCGAGGGTGAGGGATCACCTATTGACCTGGCGCGAGCTCGTACGCGCACGTTTGCGAAGAAGAAGATTTTCATCGTGAGCACACCAACCATCGAAGGAAAGTCGGTTGTTGAATCTGAATTCCTGATGACAGACCAGCGTTACTATCACGTGCCTTGTCCTCATTGCGGGCTGATGCAGCCATTGAAGTGGGCGCGTCTGCGTTGGGAGCGTGGATCATGGCAAACAGCAAGGTATTTATGCGAAGGCTGCGATGAGCCGATTGAGGAGCGCTACAAAACAATCATGCTGGAAAACGGCAAGTGGATTGCCGAAAAACCAGAGAATGAGAATCCGAACAAGGTTGGCTACCACATCAACTCGCTGTACTCGCCATTCGGTTGGTACTCATGGGCACAGGCTGCAGAGGAATGGGAGAAGGCGCAAAGTGATACGAACAAGCTGAAGACGTTTGTAAACACCGTGCTTGGAGAGACATGGAAAGAGAAAGGTGACGCGCCACCATATATGAATCTGTACAACAGGCGCGAGAATTACGATTTGAACAAGGCACCCAAGGACGTGTGTTTTATTACGGCTGGCGTGGACGTTCAGAAAGATCGCCTCGAGCTCGAGGTAGTGGGATGGTGCAAAGGCAAGCGCACCTACTCAATCGATTACCGCGTTATATCGGGTGACACCGCTAAGCCCGAAGTATGGAACGAGCTCAGCAAGCTGGTAAATGAGAGCTGGCAAAGACAGGATGGCCTTATGCTGCCGCTCACAATGATGGCTGTAGATACGGGTTACAACACCACACATGCGTATGACTTTTGCCGAAGGTATGATCCAACACGCGTTATTCCGGTGAAGGGTAACGATAGGCAGCAGCTCGTTGTTGCACCACCACGTTCAGTAGACATCACCAGGGCTGGCAAGAAAGTAGGAACGGTTGGGGTGTTTCAGGTTGGTGTGTCGCTGTTGAAGTCAGAATTGTATGGATGGCTGAAACAAGAGATTGCAGAAGACGGCAGTATTCCCGCAGGTTATTGTCATTTTCCTGAATACGATATGCACTATTTCAAGGGGCTAACCGCGGAAGAGTTGCAGTTTAAGATAGATAAAAGAGGGTTCAAAGTGTATGAATGGGTAAAGAAGTTTGAGCGAAACGAACCGCTGGATTGCCGTGTGTATGCGAGAGCAGCAGCGGCAGTGGTCGGGATAGACAGGTTTACTGATAGCGCATTTGAAGCAATTGCGGGTGCATACCAGCAACAGCAGAGTGCGCCTCGCTTAAAGAAATCATCATTTTGGAACAAATAATGAAACCACCAACCACAAAAGACGGCAAGCCGTTAAAACGCATCCATTTTGAAGGTGCAGAGATTTGGGTTCTCCCACATGTTGACGAGAACGCTGTAATCGAAAAATTCAAAAACAGAAAAATACATCCTGACTGGCACACGGCAGGACGATTAGGTAAAGAGTATGGAACAGGTTTATCGAGCGCGGGGTTCAGTTCGGATAACAACTGAGGGCAAAGACCGAAAGACAGGTAAACCCAACTTTCGGATCATGCAGTTTGATAATGCTCTTGTAAAAGGAGACACGGACGAAGCACGAAGAGCCTCGTTTCGGTACCACATGCTTTTTACAGACAAAAAGAAACGAGCTGACGCTAAGGCTATTGAGCAGGCTGGAAAGACGGATTTGGTGGAGCTCGAAGTAGTCTGCCGTTTGGGATTGCCATAAAAAGGGTTACATTTGTGTCATGGTACCAGAATTCACACAGGCTAATCTTGACGCAATCAATCAGGCTATCGCTACCGGTGCTCGTGAGTGCTGGTACGGTGATAAGCGCGTTGCATATCGCTCACTTGACGAAATGATTCGAATACGCGACCTGATAAAAGAAAACCTCGGACTTAAAGAAGAGCGGACTGCAAGAATATTTGCGCAGTTCAATAAAGGATTTGAATAACACACGGCACATAATATGGCACGAAACAATTTTATAGAGCGTGCAATCAGCACGCTAAGCCCGAAGTGGGCAGCAGATCGCCAGAGATATAGGCTGGTGAATGCCTACCTCGAGCAACAAGAGCGCAGATACAATGCTGCTGCAAGCGGCAGGCGCACCGATGGCTGGCAAGCCTACGGCACGAGTGCGAATAGCGAGCTCACCAATGCATTGCATAAGCTCAGAGATAGAAGCCGCGACCTGGTGAGAAACAATCCATACGCGAAACGCGCCATGGAGATTGTTGCAAACAATACCGTTGGCACAGGAATCAGACCGAAGGTTGTAGCCGAAGGCCGCTCGTTAAGGCGCGTTACGGAAGCGTGGAAGGCCTGGGCAGAAACTACCGAATGTGATTTTGACGGACTGCACAACATTTACGGACTGCAATGGCTTGTTATGAAGACCATTGCCGAAAGTGGAGAAGCTATCGTTCGCAAGCGCAGAGGTGGAGCGTTCGGAATTCAACTGCAGGTAGTGGAGCCTGATTTTATCGATACATCCAAAACAATGCAGCAGCTCACCGATGGTAGTTACATCATTCAGGGCGTTGAGTTCGACAGGAACGGCAGGCGTGTAGCGTACTGGATGTACGACTTCCATCCAGGTGATGCGTTTACTTACAACACCGATTCAAAAAGGATACCAATAAGCGAGTTCACGCACATTTATATGGTGGACAGACCAGGGCAGGTAAGAGGCGTTCCGCAAGGCGTATCTGCCATGATGCGCATGTATGACCTAGACGAGTACGAAGATGCTGCGTTAATGGGCAAGAAGGTTGCAGCGTGCTTTGCTGCGTTCGTTACCTCAACAGGTGACGGAATGATAACAGGCAGCAAACAACAGGAGCAGGCATCGAGAGTAGAGCCGGGCATGATTGAGTATTTGGCACCCGGGCAAACAGTTACATTTGGAAGCCCGCCATCATCGGAGGGCTACAGCGAATATACCAGCACACAGCTGAGAAGCATTGCCGCAGGAAACAGCGTAACCTACGAGCAAATGACTGGCGATTATTCGCAGGTAAACTTCTCGAGCGCACGCATGGCATGGATAGAATTCCAACGCTCGGTTGTTCAATGGCAGGAGCGGATGTTTATTCCTTTGTTTTGCCAAAAGATATGGTCGTGGTTTAATGATGCCATGTTCATCAATGGTATTTCTAATTCACCAATTATGGCCTCGTGGACAACTCCACGCAGAGAGATGATAGACCCGACAAAAGAAGTGCCAGCGCTGAACGATGCTGTTCGTGCCGGGTTCTTGTCATGGGCAGAGGCGGTAAGAGCACAAGGATATGACCCTGATGAAGTGCTCAAAGAGATTCAGGAATACAATGCCAAGCTGGATTCGGCTAATATAATGTTAGACTCGGATGCCCGCATAGATGCCAAGTCTAAATTGGCAAAATCACAAAGTTTGGAAAATCCATAATTATAACTTACAATTGCTTTCGATATGGCAAAGGAAAACAAAATCATCAAAACATACTCCAACATGATACGTGCGGACGTGCAGCCTGCAACGCTGAACGAGGAAAAACGCACAGTTGAAGTAGTGTTTGCGACTGACACGCCTGTGTTGACAGCTGGTCGTGTGAGCAACTGGGAGCCGTTCAACGAGGTGTTATCATTCGACCAAGGGCATGTTCGCATGGACAGGCTTAACAATGGTGCGCCCGTTCTTGATAACCACGACAAATATGGCGGTGTTCGCACCATTCTTGGCGTTGTTGAGAATCCTTCCATTGACGTTGCAACGCGTACCGGAAAGGCTACGCTCCGTTTTTCAAAGAGAGCGGAAGTAGACGGAATTTTTCAGGACGTAAAAGACGGCATTCTCAAAAATGTGAGTGTTGGTTATCGTGTATATAAATACGAATCGCAGCCGTTGGCCGAGGGCGAAACAGTTCGCACTTACAAAGCCATTGATTGGGAACCTACCGAAATCAGTTTAGCAACTATTCCGGCAGACCCGAATTCAGGCATGCGCACAGAAGGTAGCGAGCAATTCGATACCGAAATCATTGAGACCCAAAATAGAGGTATAGAACAAAATAAAATGACAGAAGCAGAAAAAAAGGCATTGCGTGACGCAGAGCGTCAACGTGCCGCAGACATCACAAAGGCTGTGGCCGGTGCAGGCCTTTCAGCCGAGTTTGCCCGTGGTCTAATCGACAACGAGAGCATGACTGTTGAAGCTGCCCGCGCAGCTATCTCAGCAGAAAAAGAACGCATTTCAAACGATCCTGCAAAGGCTCGCGAAGAAGGCGCAAAAGCAGAACGCCAACGTGCCGCTGATATTCAGAAGGCCGTAAAAGCAGCAAGACTGAGTGACGAGTTCGCTCGTACGCTGATTGAAGAAGGCGCAAGCATCGAAGCAGCCCGCGAACGCATCATTGCAGAGTTCGAAAAGGGCGATCCGTTTAACGGCACCCGCACTGCTCATATCGGTGTTGGAGCTGACAAAGGAGAGGAGTTCCGCAGAACAGCTACGGAAGCTGCCCTGGTGCTCCGTGTAGCTCCTGATTTGGCAAAAGCCGAGAAGGAGGGCTACTCAACTGATGTGCTGAAAGAAGCACAAAAGTTCAGAGGCATGACCTTGTTGGACATGGCTAAGGACGCGCTGACTCGCGGTGGCGTAAACATCGCAGGCATGGACAAAATGGAAATTGTTGGCCGTGCATTCACCTCGAGCTCATCGGATTTTCCTGTGTTGCTTGAAGGCACAAACCGCAGAATCCTGTTGGCCAACTATAACGCTGCCGCTGACACTTGGAGAAGCTTTGCTACCGTTGGTTCGGTAAGCGACTTCCGCGAGTACAAGCGTCTGCGCATGGGCACCTTCTCCGACTTGGAAGAGGTTGCAGAAAACGGTGAGTTCAAAAACAAGAAAATCACCGATGCTGATTTCGAGAAAATCAGCGCGAAAACCAAAGGTAATATCATCAACGTATCTCGTCAGATGATCGTGAACGATGACCTTGGTGCATTCACCCGCCTTGCTGCAATGTTAGGCCGCGCTGCTGCACGTTCTATTGAGAACGATGTGTATGCAATGTTCGCATTGAACTCCGGTAACGGACCAACAATGCAGGATGGAAAAGCATTGTTCCATGTTGACCACAACAACATTGCCACAGATACCGGTGCACCTACTGTGACCCGTATCGACTCAATGCGCCAGCAAATGGCTAAGCACATGGATAAGGACGGCAACGACTATCTGGACATTCGTCCATACCTGGCGTTGGCTCCTTTGAGCCTTGGTTCAACTCTTCGCATTTTGAACAACTCACAATACGATCCTGATGCAAACAACAAATTGCAGCGTCCGAACATCGTAAATGGCTTGTTCTCGCAAGTTGTTGACACTCCTCGTCTGTCTGGCAATGCATATTATGCATTTGCTAATCCTTCGGAAGAGCCTGTATTCGAGGTTGTGTTCCTTGATGGAAACCAAACTCCACACATGGAAAGCCGCAACGGATTCTCAATTGACGGTGTTGAGTGGAAAATACGTGAGGACTACGGTGTGGGTGCCATCGGTTGGAGAGGCGTAATCAAAAACAATGGCTAAGAAATAATAAGGAACGGACTCACTATCCGTTCCTATTCATAAACTACTAATAAAGACAAAAGAATCATGGCACAGAATTTCATTCAAGAAGGTGATCACTTAGAGTTCACCAATGGAACCGGTGGAACGATTTCCGCAGGTTCGCCCGTAATCGTGGGCAAAATCGTTGGCGTTGCCTTGGGCACAGTAGCTAACGGAGCAAAGGGTCAAATCAAAACAACAGGAGTGTTCTTGCTTACCAAGAAAGCTGCTCTTGCTGTTAGCGCTGGTGATGTAGTGTTTTGGGACAGCACACCAGGTGAAGTGACCAAGACAGATGCTGATGGTATTTTCATCGGTTATGCAGTTGAGGACGCATTAGCAGCTGCAGGTACCGTGAAAGTTATGCTTGCAACGTTCCCTGGCGCGATCACATCGTAATCAACCAACAAACAAAACATCAGTAAAAGGGGAGCGCGTCTCCCCTTTTTTGAGATAGAATAATATGAACCCATTTGACGCTCTGCAAAACACTTCGTTTGACGTCATCAGCTCAACTATGGGCTATGATGCAAGCTGGATTCCGCAGGCAGGTGGCCAAACAAAGGTTGCCAGGGTGCTGTTAAAAGACCCGACTGAGGTGCACGAGCTGGCAGGAGTTGAATACAACCCTGTGGGCATGATGATGGAATACCGCAGAGGGTTTTTTGATGGGCTATTTGAGGCCGTTAGAGACGGAATTTTGGAAGAAGTGGTAGTGAATCATATATCCTACTACGTTCGCGATATAAAAGCCGTCTATGATGGCAAAACGTACCGGGCAAAACTTGAACCAAAACAATGAACTACGAAACCGCAGAAGAACAGATTCGGACAAGACTTGCTGCTAAGTTAGGCAGCAACGTTGAGGCTCGCGTACTGCCCGAAGATGAAGCGGAATACGGAAAAATTGCTGTGGCCAAACCGCGCGTGACCGTATCTTACAAGATGTCCGATTTCCCAACAGGAGAAAGAGCGTCAAAAGCAAGTAGCAGAACGCTTGGAAGTTTCGTTTCGCAAGAAGAGCAGATCGTGTTTGAGATAACAATGGAGTCGAGAAAGCTCCGTGGCAGAAATGGGCTGTACGATGTGCTTACAAAGACAAAAAAGGCGCTACTCGGATTTACACCGAGCGACTGTCAAAAACTGCAGGTGCTAAAATTCGGATTCGTTGAACGCACAGAAAGCCTGTTCATCTACCAGCTGCTGATATCAACGACTACGACTATTGTAGAGGAACAGGACGCGCAAGTTCTTCCAACGCTTGAACAGATTGTGGTAGATGGGCCACTTGGAGAATCAATTACACCACCGGAAGCATAATACAGAATATGGCAAACATAACTTACCTAAACAAATCAGAAAACCCTAATCTACCAGAGAGCGATCCGCGGAGAAACTTTACGGCAGACGATGCAAACGAGATAAAAGCTGCTGTAAATTCAAAGCAAGATGCTGAGGTAGGCAAGGGATTGTCAACTAACGACTATAACAACACAGACAAGAACAAGGTTACAAACCTGCCTTCCGACACCATTTTAGAGTTGTCAAATAAAGTTAATGTTGAAGTTGGAAAAGGATTGTCTCAAGCCAATTTTACAAACGCAGAGAAAACCAAGCTTGCCTCGTTAAGTATAACTTACGTTGGTACGTTTGTTAGTTTGAGCGCACTACAAAATGCATATCCAAACGGACAGCCAGGCTGGGAGGCAATTATTGATGCTGGTTCAGGACAAGGACCGCAAAAGGCGTTTTGGGATAGCTCCGACAACCAATGGGTAATCCAAACTACGGGTGGCGGTGGTGGAGGGGCAAGCTCCTTCAGCGAGCTCGCAGGAAGCCCGAATGATAATGCGGCACTTGCTGCGGCATTGGCTGCAAAAGCAAACGTCTCTCATTCGCATAGTATTTCTGACGTAACAGGATTACAATCAGAACTTAATGGCAAAGCACCATACCGGATGACAATTGTTAGCATAGATGCTAACTATACGTTGACTAACCTAAATGAGTTGTACTCTGAAAGACGCATCACGTCAAGCGCTAATCGTACTGTAACGCTTCCTTCAGCAACATCTCTTGCGGGATTGCAAGTAGGGGACTGGTTTGACGTTTCACAAGCAGGAACAGGACAGGTTAGTTTTGTTGCTGGAGCAGGGGCAACTGTAAACGCAGCAGATAACGCGACCAAAATCAGAGCGCGTCACGCAGTTGTTCGCTTCATTTATGTGGAGGCAAATACTTGGCGGGCAATCGGGGACATAACACCATAATTATGAGCACAGGAATCATTGCATCACAAAAGGGGTATATTTCAGGTCTTGACCCAGATGCGGTCAAGTTTGTAAATGCTTGCCGAGGAGCAGGTGTTCGCCTTACGGTAGCAGAGCAACAATACATTCAGTTCCTTGTTGCATCGCTAAAGGGTAACGATACGTCTTACAACCCAAGTGCTCTAAACATTTGGGATGACATACCTGCCATTTGGCCCTACGTTGGACGCTCTAAGGCTACACACGCATTGAATTTAAAAGACCCACGAGACGCAGATGATGCATTCAGGCTTGATTTCTTATTCTATGACTTTATTCACGATGCAAACGGTGTTACACCACCATCAACAACAGGTTTCGCTAGAACATTTCTGATACCGTCTTCGCATCCAAGTTTCTTTAACAGCAATTCGTTTTGCGGTTTTTTCTATAACAGACAAGACGTAGTGCCCGATAATCAACCAACGCAAATAGAGGTAGGATCATCCCTAGCTGGTGATGCGGGAATTCCAGAAAACGGTTTTTGCATGAAGAGAATTGAAAATTTCGGATTTGCAGCTCTTAATCGTTTTCCAGAATGGTTGTTATTTTTTAATTATGGCACTACTGGTTATAAAGGTACCTGGCTATGGCAGAAAAACGCAGCTAACTATCGAGAGATCGTAAAAGACAACACCATCTTAAATGCGTCAGATGCTGAAACTACATTTAATGTGACGGATGGCCAGATGATATTGTTTAACCGAATGGATGAAGATTCGATTTCAACAAAACCAATGAGCCTTCACGGTTTTTCGCGTGGACTAAGTATAGCCAAGCGTACTGCTCTTATCAATATCATCAACCAGGCACAGGCTGTATTGGGAAGAGCTGCCTAACTAGAATCAATATGTTGAGAAAAAACACTATATTTACACCAACAACGGAAAACAGAAAACTTATAAAACATGGCAGCAAATTACCTACATGGCGTTGAGACCATTGAACTCAACAAGGGACCGGTTCCTATATCGGTCGTAAAATCGGCTGTTATCGGCCTTGTCGGCATTGCACCGAAGGGACCGGTAAACACGCTGACCATTGTGCAAAACGCACAGGATGCCGCTCAGTTTGGCGCAGAAGTACCGGGATTCTCCATCCCGCAGGCTCTTTCTGCTATCTTGGCTCAGGGTGCCGGATTGGTTGTGGTGGTAAACACTTTCAACTATACAGGCAACACAGCCCAGGTAACAGACGAGGTACTGACAGCCACTGCTAACGGCAAAGCTAAACTCGCCTTTGCTCCCGTGCCTGACACCAATGGAAACCTTGGTGTGAGCATGGTAAAAGGAACTAACACATCCGTAGCTTCAAGCGCCTACTCAGTAGACGCGTACGGAAATGTGACTGTATTGGACTTCACCGTGATTCCAGAAGGAACCGTGCTGAAAGCCACTTACAAAAAACTTGACGGAGCTTCTATTGCCAACAGCCAAATCATTGGTTCTGTTGACGGTGTGACCAACGCAAAAACAGGATTCAAACTGTTTGCGGAGTGCTACAACCAACTTGGCTATGTGCCAAAATTGTTGATTGCGCCTCGCTACTCGCACATTGCGGCTATCGCCACAGAGATGCTGAGTGCAGCGGACAAGTACCGCGCTATTGCCCTGTTGGATGCGCCTACCGGAACAACTCCGCAGGCTGCTATTACAGGCCGTGGCCCTTCAGGTGGTGTTGGAAAATTCGACACCTCGAGCAAACGCGCACACCTGTTGTACCCATGGTTGAAGGCGTTTGATGCCGCCACCGAATCGGACGAGCTGCGCCCTTACTCTCAATTCATGGCTGGCGTAATTGCTGCCACTGACTTGAACTTCGGCTACTGGTACTCTCCTTCAAACAAGGAAATCAAAGGCATCACAGGCGTTGAGCGCAAGCTTACCGCTGCCGTAAACGATGCCAGCACCGAAGTGAACCTGCTGAATGAGAAGGGCATCACAACCATTTTCAACAGCTTTGGCACAGGCTTACGCACTTGGGGCAACCGCTCCGCTGCGTTCCCTACCAGCACTGCACCTTCTAACTTCGTGAGCGTACAGCGTACAGCTGACATCATTCACGAATCATTGGAACTGGCTATGTTGCAGTTCATCGACAAGCCGATTGATCAGGCAACTATTGACAGCATCCGTGAAAGCGTAAACATCTTCCTTCGCACACTCGTTCAACGTGGAGCTATCATTGATGGTAGCTGTACCTTCGATAAAGCGAAGAATCCAAACACAGCTATTGCCAGCGGCCAGCTTACGTTTGATATTTCTTTCATGCCTCCAACTCCGGCAGAAAGAATTACCTTCGAATCATTCATTGACATCAACCTTCTTAAAAACCTTGCATAACCATGGCAGTATCAGTTAACAGACTCACAAACGCCAACATATATATGGATGGCGTAAACTTTCTCGGCCAGGTCGAGGAAGCCAATTTACCTGACGTGAAATTCATGTTCGCAGAGCACAAAGCCCTGGGCATGGTTGGTAAGGTAGAACTACCTTCGGGCGTGGATAAGCTCGAAGCAAAGTTGAAGTTCAATGCTCCGTACAGAGATGCGGCACGCAAACTGGCTAACCCATACAAATCGGTAAGCCTGCAATTGCGCGGTAACCTTGAGACTTATTCTGCTGCAGGCAAACTGCAAGAGGTACCCTACGTGGTATTCCTTGTTGTGACTCCGAAGAACGCTCCTATGGGCAACTTCAAGCAGCACGATAATGTAGAGCTAGAGGTGACTTTGAATTGCACCTATGTTCGTCAAGAGATTGACGGAGAATCGGTAATGGAACTGGACGTACTTGCCAACATGTTCAAAGTGGATGGCGAAGATATGTTGCAGAACTACCGCGCCAACATTGGCGGATAATTTTGCAGGCTCAGGACACATTTAAATAACGCGGGCGGCCATGTGCTGCCCGTGTCAAAATTCACAACACAAGGACAAACACAATGGCAAAACAAATTACACTCCCATCCGGCAAGGTAGCCGAGATAGCGGACTTCAAAGGTAAACACATTCGTCTTGCTGCTGAGATTTCAGACGGCAAGCCAGGCATGTTTATTTTTGCGCTGATAGCGCAGTGCACCACAATTGAAGGCAAAGAGATTGTAGCCGAAGAGCTCGACAATATGGACGGAAAGGACGTATTGAAGCTGCAAGCCGAATTCAGTGGCGTAAATTTTTAAAAGGCGAGGACATTATGTTCCTCGCCCATTTTTCAAACACATCAATAGTCGTGCTGGACGAGATGGATGCAAGAGAGGTTAGCTACTGGCACGGACAAGCAGTAAAAGTACACAATAAGCTAAACGCACCACCGAATGGATAAACTACTCAAAGTCGCTGTTATACTCTCCGCTGTCGATAATATGTCGAGGGTGGTTAAGGGCGCGACTGATAAGAGTTTGAAAGAGGTTGAGCGTCTGAAAAAGGCGCAAGACCAAATGTTTAAGGGCGCGGCAATGGTAGGGGCCGGTGTAGCCGGTTTCGCTGCGCTGTCTGTTCCTGTGAAAGCTGCTGCCGACTTTGAAACAAAGATGTCGGACGTGCGCAAGGTGGTGCAGGGTTTGAACGACCCGCAAGCGTTGGCTGCATTCGGTGGCGAGATTCAACAGCTCGGGCGCGAAATAGGCATGGCTACCAACGAACTGGTAGACCTGGCTGCTGCTGGTGGCCGTATGGACGTTCCACGCGAAGAACTGATTTCGTACGTGCGCGAAGTGTCGAAGATGTCTGTTGCGTTCGATATGGCAGCAGGTGAGGTAGGTGAGAGCATGGGCAAGATTGCCAAAATGTTCGATATCCCTATCAACCAAATAAGCCGATTGGGCGACACCATCAACTACCTTGACGACAACGCGATTGCCAAAGGCTCCGAGATAATGGAGGTAATGCTACGCACAGCAGGCACGGCAAAACAGATAGGCCTTGCTGACCAGAACCTGGCTGCGCTGGCCTCTACATTTTTGACGTTGGGCACGCGTCCAGAGGTGGCAGGTACGGCAATCAATGCGCTGATGCGCGAATTATCTATTGCGGAAATGCAGCCTGCGAGATTTCAAGCAGGCTTAGAGAAGCTTGGGTTGTCGGCTGCTAATATGCAGAAGATGATGAAGGTTGACCCACAAGGAACAATCTTACAGGTTCTCGACAGAATCAAAACAAGCAAGGACGGACTAACGTTAGCAACACAACTATTTGGAAAAGAATATGGGGATGATGTTACGAAACTCGCTCAGGGCGTGGAAGAATACAGGCGTCAGCTTACTCTGCTTAACGATGCAAAGCTTCAAGGTTCTATGGGCCGCGAGTTTGATATTCGTAATCAAACCTTCAATGCTGAAATGCAGAAGTTTTCTAACATCGTTCAAGAGTTAAAGGTAAACTTCGGCATGGCTCTATTGCCTGCACTCAAAGCGTTTGGCGAAATTATGAAACCGATTGCTGCCGGAGTTGCAGATTTCGTGAAGGAAAATCCTCGCATTTCTCAGATGATAGGTCTGTTTGTTGCACTTGGATCAGGTGCACTCATCGTAGCCGGTGGCATTAAGATTGTCAGTGGTGCGATTATGCTGTTATCAGCAAATCCTATTGTTCTGATTGTTGCCGCTGTTGTTGCTGCTATTGCTGTAGTGGTAACGTTTCGTAAAGAGATTATGCAAGGGCTGCAACGTGCTTGGACTTGGTTGAAACAGTCTGTTGTTGACGTTGGCAATTGGCTAAGAGAAAACTGGAAGATTGCGCTTTTCGCGCTCATCAATCCGTTTCCGATTATCTTCAAGGGGATTATTACCCTGATAAAGAACTTCCTGCCGGACTTATATAAGGCAGGCGTAAATATTATTGACTCCATTGTGGACGGCATCACGGCAAAGGCCGAAGCCCTGTATGGCAAAGTGAAGGAGCTCACGCAGAAAGTGCGCGAGTTCTTCCCGTTTTCGCCTGCAAAGCGCGGACCGCTGATGGACATTCACAAAATCAAATTTGCGGAAACGCTGGCCATGGCTATCAAGCCACAGCCAATCATGCAGGCTGTTGGAGCAGTAGCCGGAGCAATGGCAAACGGACCAGCCCTGGCAACTCGTGGCGGTTCAGGCGGTGGCAATAGCACGATTAACTTCGCGCCTGTAATTAACCTGAGTGGCTCTGCCACACAGAGCGATGCCAACATGATTTCGGAGAAGCTGAAACAAGATTTTAAAAGACTAATGGACGATTACCAACGCGGAAGGGCGCGTGTAGCATACTAAAATGTACGGACAGTTAGGCAACATACGATTTCAAAACATGGTTGGCTGGAACGCATTCAGTCGAAGGACTGAGGCATCCTATGCCGATCATGAAGTAATTGAAGGTAAACCTGTTTCGCAGAAGATAGGCAATCAGCTCGACACCATTCGTTTTGATATACAGCTGCACCACTCGTTTATTGACGTACAGGCAGGCGTTGAAACACTACGGCAGGCATGTGTGAATGGTGATGTGTTGCCGCTTATCAGTGGTGATGGAAACAACTATGGCAAGTTTACCATCCGAACCATTGACGAGATGCACGAACAAACATTCCCCAATGGGCAGGTTATGTTGGCAAACCTGAGTGTGGAGCTGAGAGAGCACGTTGAAATATCAGAGAATGCTGCAAGCGGGTTCGCTTCGCGTGCTGGACGTGTCAAATCCGCTCGCGTATTCAACGGTGAGGGTAAGCTTATCATGCAGTCTTCGGTACAAGTTACAGCCGATGCATACTCAGCCGGAAACCACATAGCAGATTCGGCAAAGGGAATAGCAGGCGCTGTTAAGAAAGCGCAACGAGCGCTGAAGAAAGCCCGTAATGGCCTGTTGAAAACGCAACAGCTACTCGACCAAGCGAAGATGGTTATCCTCGCCAAAGACCGCGTTGTGAACGACATCAATAGAACACAACAAGCCGTGCAGAACGCTACCGATGCGTTGGCACAAGGCGACATAAACGGAGCCATTCAAGCAAACAGAGAGTTACAGAACGGGGTGTCTGCCATGAATGGCGGACTATCCGAAGTAGCAGTATATACAGCAACAAGACAGTAACATGGCAGAGTTCACATCATATACAACAGTTGGCGGTGAGCGGTGGGACACCATAGCTCAGAAAGCATACGGAAATCCGTTGCTATTTCCAGAGATATGCGCAGCAAACCCAGACATTCCGTTGGATGCAGTAATGGAGCAGGGCATTGAATTGCTCATTCCTGTGCTTCCTGAAGCAGACACTGACACGAACTTATTGCCACCCTGGAAACAATGACAACAGCACGCAGCCCGAAATTTAAAATAAAGTACGAGGGAAAGGACATTACAACCGACCTTTCCAACTACCTTATATCGGTAGACTACTCAGATAAGGCACGCGGAGAAAGTGACGAGCTTCAGATACTATTGGCCGATCCTGACGGGTTGTGGCGCAATGGTTGGTGGCCAACAAAGGGCGACAAGCTAAACTTGGATTTTGGTTATGATGACTTGCTGACCGATGCAGGGACCTTCTCTATTGACGAGATAGAACTGAATGGGCCGCCTGATATTGTTGCGATTAAGGGCGTGGCATCTTGGATAACTACAGCCATGCGTACGAGAGAGAGCAAGGCATATGAAGGGCAGACGTTGAAACAGATAGCCGAAGCGGTGGCAAAGAAACACAACCTGCAACTGGTTGGGCGCATCCTTACACTGCGTATAGCAAGGAGCACGCAGAACAGGGAAACAGATTTGGAATATTTGAAACGGCTGGCTGACGAGTTTGGCTATCAGTTCTCTATCAAAGGAAACAAGCTCGTATTTGAGAGCATATTTGAAATAGAAAAAGGCTTGCCGGTAGTGACGTTGGATCGCTCAAACCTGATGAACTATACACTACGGGATAAAGCGTTGCAGACCTACAAGAAAGCGGTTGTGAAATACCATGACCCGAAAGAGAAGAAGGTGGTTGAATCGGAGGCCTCAGAGGTGCAGGGTGCAGGTGGCGAGAGTTTCAAAGAACCTACCGCAGCGGACACGCTCGAGATTAGAACCAAAGCCGAAGACAAGGCCCAGGCCGAACAGAAGGCAAAAGTAGCCCTTTATCGCTCGCGTTCTAACCAGGTTGAGGGCAGCCTTACTGTGGTTGGAAATCCGTTCCTGGTGGCAGGAAACAACTTTGAACTGACCGACATGGGCGAGCTATCGGGCAGGTACCACATTATGGAAAGCCGCCACAACATGGATAAGAGTGGAGGGTATATCACTTCGTTGGAAGTGAAGCGTGTTGGATATGTTGTAAAAGAAAAGAAGAAATCAACGAGGAAGCGGAAGCCTCCAAAATACAACGTGCGAGTAATAGAATAAACCACATACATAATGAAATGCGAGGAAGTTTTAAAGGCGTTGCAAACATCTGGCCTATCAATTAGGTCCTTTGCAGCAAAGAACTACAAACGGTTTGGTTTTAATTCACCAAATTCGTTGAAAACGTACGTCTTTTACGCCAAAAGGCGGGCAAAAGTAACAACCGAAAAAGCAAGCGCTGCGAGAGTGGCTGTAGAAAAACACCAGTTCAAAAAGGGAATCAAGTACACTTATGAGCAGGCCAGCGACATGCTTGACCTGTCGGTTACAAAAGCAAAAGAGTGGCTGATACAAGCGCGCAACAACGGCTTATCCATTGTGATGCACAATGAAGTATTCTTCATTTCCGGTGAGCCCGAGAAGGTGGCAGCTAAGAAGATACAGGCACAGACATCCAAGAGTGGATTCTATCGCTTCGGGTATGTTACAGACAATCACCTGGGCAGCAAGTATGAGCGGTTAGACGTGCTCAACAAACTGTATGATATATTCGCAGACGAAGGTATCACAACGGTATTCAACACAGGAAACTGGATTGACGGAGAGGCGCGGTTTAACATGCACGATTTAAACGTGCATGGGTTTGATAATCAAATCAGATACATGCTCGAGAAATACCCGAAGCGTGACGGCATTATTACGAAGTACATTGCAGGAGACGACCATGAGGGATGGTATACGCAGAAACATGGCATTGATGCAGGCAGGCTATTGCAGGAACGCGCGTACAAGTTTGGGCGCACTGACCTCGAGTACCTTGACTATATGGAGAACGATATTATCTTGCCTTCAAAGGACGGAAAAGGACAGACGATTATCCGTCTTCTACATCCCGGTGGAGGTTCGGCATACGCGATTTCGTACGCGCCTCAGAAGATAGTGGAGAGCTACAGCGGAAACGAGAAGCCGCATGTGTTATTGGTGGGGCACTATCACAAGGCCTCGTATGATTTCATCAGGGGTGTTCACGTGGTACAGGGTGGCACAACAATGGATCAGTCACCATTCATGCGTAAAAAGAGATTGGCCGCACACTTAGGCGGTTGGATTATCGAGTTTACCACACACCCGAATGGAGCTATTGAACGATTCAGGGCGGAGTTCTTTCCGTTCTATGATAAAGAATTTTATTCGAAGTGGAAATATCAACACTAACTGTTATATTTGAGTGATGTTGAAGTTCGGCATAGTTGATCAGATAGATGCGCAGAAAGGCCGCGCTCGTGTGCGGTTTGAAGAGGACAACATTGTTTCAGACTGGTTGCCCGTTGCACAAACAGGCAGCCTGAAAAACAAGGCGTATCACCTGCCCGACATAGGCGAACATGTGTGTTGTGTGATGGACCAACACGCGGAAGCTGGTGCGATATTGGGAGCTGTGTATAACAGCCAGGATGCTACACCATACAGCAGCGCGGATAAGTTCGGAACAAAGTACGAGAGCGGAGACGAGTTCAGCTATGACCGTGCAGCGCGTAAGTTGTTGCAGAAGATAAACACGGTTGAGTTCAGCCTCGAGCAAGACGGGCCGACATTGAAGAAGGGCGCGGACACGCTGAAAACGATTTTGGTAGAGCTCTTAGACATTCTAATTGCACACACACACCCGACAGGAACAGGACCGAGCGGACCACCTGTACAGGTGCCTAACTTGACTAGCAACAAAACGAAGGTTCAAAACTTTTTTAAGTCGTAAAATATGCCACTGAATAAAACATCTTTGAAAACATCGGTAAAACAGGCGTTCTTGGACGCGCTTGGCGGCTCACCGACAAGTGAGCAGAACACGAAGATTGACACGTTGGCCGGAGCTATTGCCGATGCAATGGATGCGTTTGTGAAAACAGCAACGGTAACGGTAAGCGCGGGCATACCGGTGTCTACAGCAGGAACAGCGGCAGCACAGACAGGAGCAACAACAGCACCGGGAACAGGAACATTATCATGAGGATAGTAGACATAACATCGGCAGATTGGACACTCGGCACGCGCGAGTTTGGCGACATCGTACAGAGCGATGATGATATCTCGCAATGCGTGTTAATGATTCTTCTCACGCAGCAAGGAACAGACCCTTTGCGTCCGACATTCGGAGTTGATTTGCTGAGCTATGTAGATGCCCCGATTAATATTGCAGCCGTCAATCTTACGCGAGAGTTGGCAGAACAGATTCAGTTGTGGGAGCCAAGAATAAACGTAAGTGAGGTGGCGTATAAAATAGAAGTATCACAGATCACTTATCGGGTAACCTGGGAGCGTGCAGACGGAACCGAAGGTACAACGGTAGTGACATATAACCTAACACAGTAACCATGGCAGAAGCACCTATTTTCGTTGAGAATGATGTACAGAAACTCGTAGACGAGTTTATTGCCGAGTACGAATCTTTGACGGGTAGAATCATTTACCCGGCACAGGTTGAGCGGCTAATTACAAACGCCATTGCGTATCGTGAAAGCTTGCTGAGGCAAGCCATTCAGGATGCAGCTACACAGAACCTGGTTGCGTTCTCGCGTGCACCCGTGTTGGACTATTTGGGCGAGCTCGTTGGGGTAAGGCGCATTGGCGCACTTCCGGCAGAATGCACAATCAGATTCACGCTGCAGGCCAACCCTTCGGGCGTTACCGTTCCAGAAGGAACGCGAATAAGCTCCGTTGATGGACGCGTATTGTTTGCGACAGACGATGAATTGAACATTGCGGCAGGCGTGCTCGTTGGAGAAATAAACGCAACATGTGAGGTGGATGGAGAGGTAGGCAATGGCTACACAGCAGGGCAGGTGGCTACAATTGTTGACCCGCTCATGTTTGTAGCAACAGTCACCAACCTGCAGACCACCGCAGGCGGTTCTGAAACCGAAACAGACGAAAACCTTAGAGAGCGAATCAGGCTTGCTCCTTCCACATTCTCGAATGCGGGCAGCATTGGGGCGTATTTCTATTGGGCAAAAACAGCCAACCCAAACATCATTGATGTGGCTATTACCAACCCTGTGCCCGGAACTGTAGCCATTTATCCGCTCATGTCGGATGGCAACGTTACGCCTGTGCAGGTGCTTAACTCCGTTCTTGCTACATGCAGCGCGGAGAAAGTTAGGCCGTTGACCGATACTGTTCAGGCAATTGCACCAACCCGCACCACCTATACGTTGGTTGCGAAACTGACCCTGTACACAGCAGCAGACCAGGCTTCGATAGAGGCTCAGGTATTGGCAAACCTGCAGGCATTTACGCTGGCAAAGCGGCAGAAGCTTGGACAGGACATTGTGAGAAACCAAGCCGAGAAACAGTGCCTTGTGGATGGCGTGTATGATGTGGTGCTGGAAGATGGTTCGGCAAACCCATTTAACACGATTGTGGTTGCACCAACAGCCTTTGCCGTGTGCACATCAATAGTAGTACAAACAACAGGAACAACAGCCGGATAATAAAAGAACGCGATGCCATTTCCATATCTTTTACCCATTAATTTAGCAGTAGGAACAGCCGAGAAACCTCGGATAACCGACAGTATATTAGCAAGTGGCTTGCAAAACAGCGAGCACATCAAGGCGTATGATATTGCTGCAAGGAATCGGTTTGAAGGCCTCGACCTAAATCCGCTAATGATATACCTGATTGATACGGTACCTGCTGCGGCATTGCCGCACCTTGCAGAGCAGTTTAATATTCTTGGGTATAAAGGATGGCGATTTGCCAAAACGGAGACACAGCAGCGAGACTTGTTGAAGCAGGCCATTGAGCTGCACCGATTCAAGGGCACACCGTGGTCGATCAAAGAAGCGATTAAGCGGGCGGGATATTCTGACTCTACCATACTTGAAGGCGTGGGGCAGTATTACGATGGCACCTTTTTGTTTAACGGATCGGTGACCTATAACGGGCTCGGTAAC